TTTCTATATCAGCTTTTTTAGCTTCTATATCTATATTGTCTTGTACTTCTACATTACCTATTTCAGTATATATAGTAGGAGCTATTTGATAAGTACCAGTTTTAGTATTTAGTTCTGCTAAATCTGTTGTAAGATACTTAGTTATATTTGATAAGTATTTTTTATCATTTAGGTCTCCAGCATCTATATTAACTCGTCTTTCAGCTAAATCATCTATTATATCATTTATGTTCTGTTCGTTTACATTATATCTTTTACCTTCATATACAATAGTATTTGTATCTGAATTATAAAATAATTGTGGACCAATACCTCTATTGTTAACAACTTCTCCTTGTCTTTCAACATCTATATTAGAGTTTTCAGTTCTATATCTAACAATACCTTCTGATCCTTGTATACCAACTAGTTGTTTCCATATACCATTTCTAACATCAGCGTTAGCTTCGGATGCAAATTGCTTAAGTAGTTTAGTTAATTGTTTATATTTAGTAGGTAAATCTTTTATTTTTTTAGTATGTAATACGTGTATTTGATTATCTATTAATAATACTACAGATCCTGTTTGAGCAATAGGAGCGGGATATGGTAATTGTAAAGCTTCTCCTTTTACAAATACAGTAGCTTGCTCACCTTTATCAGAATTCCAAGGTGTACTTAATATACCAACAGTAGCTTTAGGATTCAACAAATCAGCTTCAGTTACTTCTCTATGTGTAGATTTTTCTTCAGAAAATAATCCATATCTATAATCAGTTATAGAAGAAGTATTACTAACTTTTACTGGTATAAATGTTTTATCTTTTAAGAATCTAGCTCGTAAATCTTTTAAATGTTTTTGTTGTTCTGGTGTTTGATTACTATTTACAACAGGTATATTAGCTACAACTGCTCTTTCAGCATTAGGTGTATCTATATTTACAATACTTATATAACCATTCTCATCTATTATATTATAAGCTATTACTTGAATTTCAAAATTATCATCAGTACGTTTAGAACTATTGTTAAATTCTGTATCTTCATATTCATAATATACAGTATCTCCAGGTTTAACAGCTAAAGATACATTTTTATCTATATCTTCTTTTGTACCATCTAAAAATCTTACATAACGAGCATTAGGTATTTGAGAAGTAAATACGTTACCAAATCTATTAGCATAAAAGTCTTCTTTTTTAACAGTTATAGGAGAACCTACTGGATTATTGTTTTCATCGTATCCTTGTAATCTAACTGTAGCACTAATAGCACCAGGTATACTTAATTGAAGATTAGGTATATTTGGTTGTTTAGCTTCACCTTCTACTTTGTTTCTATCTTTAGGCGTTGGTTGTACAGGATCTGTTTTTTTAACTGGTTGTTTCTTTCTAGTTTTTTTATTTACTTCTTTTACTTCTGTTCTATCATGTATAACATCATTTATATCTACACCAATAACGTTTAAAGCGTTAGATAATGCAAACATATCGGTTATACCATTAGACTCTAAAGCAGGTAAGATATTAGATAAAGCTGCATATTTTTTAGGATCTCCTTTAATAGTATCAGCTAAAAACTTTTGTACTTTTATATTATCAGTGGCTAACTGTTGTTCGTTACCTTTATATTTTTTATCTAAAGTTGTTGGATCGTTTGGATCTAATAAAGTATTTAGATAATCTGTTTCATCTATATTTTCTTTTTTAAATGTTTCACCTTTTTCAAAAGCAGATATCATATTAGCTGCTTCTGGAAACTGATACTCAGGATTAGATTTTATTTCTTCTAACTGTTCTGGTGATGCTGTTTTTAACTCTTCTTCTAAGTTTTTAAGTTTCAACTTAAATATTGGATCTACTAATTTAGATTCATCTTTAGATAGTGGTTGTCCAGCTTTTTTCTTAGCTATTGCTTTTGCTTCTGCTTCTTTAGCTTTTTGAGTTTGTTTTTCTGTTTTAGATTTTGCAGCAGCTGCAGCTTTTTCAGCTTCTACTTTCTTTTGTAATTCTGGATCTACTTTATTATCAGATTTATTTTTTAGTTCTACTAATTTACTTTTTATTTTAGCAGTAACATTATCTAATACTTGTTGATCACTATGTTTAGATTTAGACTCAGTAGAGGCAATAGATTTTAATTCTGTATAGAGTTCTCCATAATTATCAGATAACTCTTTTTTAGACATAATATTATCTATAGCATTGATATCTTCAATACTAGCAAATACATCTAAGCTGTTAGCTACGAATACATCTAATTGTTTTAATTTTTTATCTGCAATAGCTATTCTTTCAGCGTTAGCTTCTATATCTGGTTCGAGAGTATATTGTTTAGATTCGTTTATAGCTTTACTAAATGCTGTTGTTGCATATAGAGTTTGCATATAACTAGCAGGTATATGTCCACTATCTGGATGTTCTTGAAATACTTTAGAAGAGTACTCATGAGCTTTACCTATAACAGAGTTTATCTTATCATACTTTTTATTAATAGTTTCTATTTGAACTTCGTCTTCTACATCTTTTAATTCTTCTTCTCTATTTTGATTAGTTATTTTATCAAATAAATCTTTATTTTGTAAACCTGCTCTAATACTTTCTTTAAATACTTGATCAGGATTTCTTAATTGAGATATAGCAGATGGTCCACCTTCTAGTATACCACCCATAGCTACTCCAGATAAAGCACCAACTAAAAAAGATTCAGCTATATCTTTAACACTAGCTGTTTCATCATATTGAGTATCTATAGTAGCATTTAATACTCTGTTAACAAACTCCGGTTCTGCAACAGCGGCTATAACTTCTTCGAATCCTTCTGATAAACCATTATTAAGTAAAGTCTTACTAAAATCTCTACCTATAATTGGTAAAGCTTTAAATACACCTTCTTCTGTAATTATTTTTGATAACTGTTTTACTTCTTGTTTAGATAAACTAGAAAATAATTTATCAGTAAATATTTTTCCCTCTAATGGGTTAATTGAGCTTTCTATAACAGCTTCTAATGCTATTTTAGCTGTAGATGCTATAAATATATCACCAGGATTAACCAACCCACCTTCTTTAATAGCGGAGTCTGTCATCTTACCACTAAAACCAGCAAACGATCCAGCGAAAGATAAAAAATTACTAGATTCAGATAACTTATTTAAACTGTTTCCTAATCTGGAAACTTTTGGTAATAACGCAGCTGTAGATTTTAAACCTATTCTAGCTACGCCACCACCAAGTATTAATGGAACCATATCTATCATTGGTTCTCTAATACTATGTAATAAACCACCTGTATTTATATTTATAGATGGTTTACCAGAATTTTCAGAAGATTTTTCTTCTTCTAATAATTGTTTAAATACTTTAGAATTTGGGTCATCTGATACAGTATAATATCCACCATCTGTAAACTCAGTTATATTTCCATCATCATCGTATATTGCATATATATCTTTATCTTTTAGTTTAGTAGCTTTAACAAGAACTCCTCTACTATCTGCTGTTGTAGATATTTTACCAGCATTATAAGCTTTAGATATTGTGCTTGTAGTACCTAAATCTGTATCTGCTACTGCATCAACACCAGTACCTACAAGAGTTGCTAAATCTCCAGGAAAATCTGCTAATGCTTTACCAGCATCTCTTACAAATTCTTCTGTTCTTTGTATAGATTTTTCAATTGTACCTAATTTAGTAAAGTCTTTATATTTAGCATCTTGTTTTCTATTAAACTCTTTTTCTAAGTTATCGTTTAATTCTGCTAATTTGTATTCGCTACTTTTTGTTTTTAATGTTTCATATGCTTTAAGATAGTTATCAGACACTTGTTTGTATTCTGCAAATCTAGGATCTTGTTGTAATTTAGTAGCTGTTTCTTGAGACATCTTTTTAGAATCCAATTTACCATATTGTTTTTCTAATTCAGATTTTAATATATCAGCTCTACCACCAGCATAAGTTAAGTAGTCGTTATATATACCAGTATTAGCTTGTCTAGCTATTTGTTGATCTTTTGTTAGATCAGATTGTATATCTCTTAAATATTGATTAAGTTCTTTTTGTTCTTTATAGTTAAACTTTTTAGGATCTTTAGATATAGCTGGATGTTCTTTTAATTTTAAAACATCATCTACTTTTATATAGTTTTCATTTGATAAATTAAAATCAAATAATTTATTAGGATTTACATTAACAATTTTTTCACCTTTACTATTTTTTTTGTATCCGAAACCACCAAACACATCACCTTGTTCTACTAATCCATTTGTGTTAAAATCAGCTTCTAAAGATGCTTTTTGTTTTTCAGCAGCTCTATTAGCATCATCCATATTCTTCTTATAGTTTGGATTTACTACTGTAGCTAATTCTTCTGGTGTATTAAAAGAACCATACTTACCTTTTTTTAGTACTTCTATTTTAGCAGCTTCTATTTCTTGTTTAGTTGCAGTCAATGCACCGTAACCATTACCATCAAACATATCGCTTACAATACCAAAAATACCTTTACGCTGTATAGTACGACTTCCTTTTTCTAAATTAGTTAATTTACCATATGTTTCTTCTACTTTTTTATTAGCAAGTTCTACAGCTTCTTTTTCTAAATCAGCTGTAACAGGTGATAACTTATTTGCTGGAGATGGTATACCTTCGTTTTTATTTGCTCTATTAGCTTTTAACATAGCATCATAACTATGTCCAGACTCCATCTTAGACATAGCAATAGTTAAAGCTTTAACATCCACCTGACTAGGATGAGTAGTATTAGGATCAACACCTAACTCTTGTTGTACAACTTTTAGATAAGTATTTAAAGATTCTTTTGAATTATCACTAGGTGGTGCCCATGTATATATGAGATCTTTAATAGTGGCATCTCCCCAAGATTTACCTTGTTCTCTCAAAGTTTTATTTAACTGTGGGGATTTACCAGATAACTTATAAGATAAATCTTTTTCAGCAGCTTGATAACCTTCTTCTAAAGTATTAAATACTCTAAATTCTTTAGTACGTTTATCTTTAAGATTTAATGGATTATTATTTCTATATCCCCTGTCTTTAGATAATCTATTAGGATCTTGAAAAGATGATGTTATTGGTGCTTGTTTAAAGTTAATAGTACTTTCTACAACTTCGTTAAATTGATCATAAGTACCTACACTAGATAGGTGATTATTGTATATCTTTTGTCTAGCAATAGGATCAGATAAAGCTTCTTTAAACTGATCGTACGTACCTACTTTAGATAAACCATATTTATCATATATATTTTTTATTGGATCTCCCATAAATTATTATTGATTAAAAGGATTATTTGGAGAAATAGTTGTAGTTCCTCCACCCATATAAGATGAACCGCTTGATGTACTAGTAACTTTTATATCATCTTGTGGTATATAAAGATATCCACCTTCATATTTAGTACCTGGTGGAGCAGCACTACTAGTTGAAAAATCTTTTAAAGAATCGTTTGTATACCACGATCCATAACCAGGATATTTTCCAAACACCCATTCTAAATTATCTCCATCGTCACCTTTTATTTTTAAATATCCTTTATTACCTATTTTAGTTAAATAAGCATCAGGTATACCAACTACTTTACCTTTATCGTCTCCAGTAGTATTTATAGTATATGGTTCATTACCAACGGTAACAGATGTTACTGTTACTCCATCTTTGTCAATAGTATGACCACCCCAATTTACAGAACCATCTTTATTTTGTTCACCAGTACTACCATCATTGCTTGTTACATAATTAACAGTGGTTTGTTTATTATTATCTGCTGTTTTCCAAGCTAACGCTTTATCCATTAACTCTTGATCATCGGTTCTAGCACCTTCTGCATACATTTGTTCAGCTGATGTATATCCACCTTGTGCTGCAGAAATTTTATCACTAAATATACTTATTCTAGCATTTGATCTTTCTTTGGATGTTGGATTAGGATTTTCAGATAACCATAATTTCCAATCAGCTTCTTGTAGTTTACGTTGTTCTTGATTAAACTCTTCATCACTAATTTCAGAATTAGCTTTAGCAATATCTAATCTAGCTTTAGCTTCGTTTAGTTTTATCCTAGATGGTAAAGTTTCTGTTAATAATTTAGCATTAGCTAAATCTTCTTGTGCTTTTGCTTGTTGTGTTTGATTAGCAATTTCTATTTGTTGATTAAATAAATCACTATTTACAAACTTTTGAGTTGCTTCTATATTATCACGATGTTCTTGAGCTTTATCTAATATAGATTTATCACCAGTTTTATTAAACTCGTTTAGAGCTTTAGCCCACTCTAGTTTAGAATTAGTATATTGCTTATATACTTTAGTATCTAATACTTTATTCTTAGAAGCAAATTCTAAAAGTTTATCATTTTTAGTGTCGTTTAATATAGTAGTACCTTTTTTTAATCTATCAGCATTAGCATAACCATTAGTAAATGTATTTTTTAATCTTGTTATTTCCATACGATTTTTAAATACTTCGTCTACATCTCTAAAATCAGTAGATGCTAATTTATCTTTAGCTGGGTTAAGTTGCGCATCTATAGCTGCTCTATCAGCTTCTATAAATTCTTCACTACCAATAGCTAAACCTTCGTTGATTAAATCTAGATTATTTTTCATAATCTCGTACTCAAACTTTTTATTTTGTAACTCAAGTTGTTTATTTACTCTTTCTTGAGTTTGCATTTTTAATCTAATATCTATAGCATTAGTAAATAGATCTTGAGATGCTCTAGATGCTTGTAGATTTAATTGTGTACCTTGTACAAATCTATTCCAATCATTATTAGTACTAGATTCAGTAGCTCTAAATAATCCTTCACTACTTGGTGCTTGTAATGTAACCTGTGATGGTTTATATTGTGGTAATATAAATCCACCTTGTTGATAGGTTGGAAGTATATTTATTACATTACCAAATTCATCATATATTTTCATACTATTATTATTTTATTCCCATCTACCTGTTAACATATTCCATTGTGGTCGTCTATTTATAGAAAAACCAGGATAAGTACTACTTGGTTGATTCATTTGTTGATAACCATAAGGATTAGATGTATAATTAGACATATCATAACCACGAGTACCATTAAAACCATATGGGTTTTCATCACTATATTGTGGTTGTTGCGATTTTTGATTATTGTTTCCGCCTCCACCAATATTACTAAATCCACCAGTAAGTGCAAACATACCTAAATTACCTACATCATTAGCGTAACCTTCTATCTTATTTCTATTTTTATCAAATACTTGATTAGCTAAATCTCTCTGATATTGTTGATAAGATAGTTTATCTAACTCTGCTTGATATTTTGCTTGACCACTATTAGCATTGGCTGTAGCAGCAGCACCCGATATATTACCCATACCAGCTACATTAGCATTATATAGTTGTGTAGCTTTATTATTAAATACACTATTATAATTATCTAAACCTCTAGATGTTAAATCAGCAATTGTACCAGCTCTTTCACCTTCTAATGCTACTTGTCTATCATTTACTCCAGCTACTAACTGATTAGTATTACCTTGTATAGCTGCTAAATAAGCTCCTAAATCATTATTAGAAGTAGTATATCTAGCCATGCTAGAACCAGCACCGTTGCTGTTTAATGCGCTATACTTCTGTGCGTTTAACATAGCATTTCTTCTATTAAACGAATCACTCATTGTAGCTAAAGCTGATGAGTTATCATTATATTTTAGATTTGGTACATTTAAACTAGCAGCATATCCTGCTAATGCTCCTGTAGTTTCTATATTTCCTGTACGTTGTACATTATCTACATAACCATTTACAGCAGCTTCATATCGTAATTTATCTATTTGATTTAATCTTTCTTGTTCTTCTTTTTTTCGTTTACTAAACCCAAATAAAGCATCTACACCAGCACCTATAAATCCAAATTGAGCATGGGGTACTTCACCACCATTCTCAAACAATTTACTATCCATACTTGAAGATATATTATACATACTTTTTACATTATTATCCATACCATAGTAAGGATCCATAACTTTATTACTATAACCCATAATACCATCTAATGCATTATTAGTTGGTTGATTATACATTTTAGGTAAGCCTACATTTAATCCATACTGTGCTTTAGGTATACGTTTACTTTTTGGTTTCTTATATTCGCTTAATGCTTTAATTATATCTAAATATTCGCTACGTTGTTCTTTATTTTCTACATTAGCTCTTTCTACAAAAAAATCATCTTTTTGATCTCTAACTTCGAATTTTTTCTTAACATTGTTTACAAGTTCTGCTGGAGTAAGTTCGTTACTTTTACCCCATAATTTAGAAAAGTATATATCTTTGGGTCCTGTAGTAATCTCGTTTTCTTTATACTCGAATACAGATTTACCAAGCTTCATATCTTTTATAGCTACTCCACCTATCTTATCATTAAGATGTAGTTTCATTTTATCATCATCACTAAATACATAAGCTTCTGCTGGTAAGATATCTGTTACATCATTTTTATCTACATGTTTATGTAGTTTATCTGCTTTAACATTTACTATTGTAAAATCTGGTAAAGATACTACTTCTCCTTTTTCTGTTTGTATTTCTGTAAACTCTTCAGTTATAGGATGAATTGGATAAGTATAATCATTATTTATTGGTCCACCAAATTGATATAAAGGTACTGGATATACTAAACCACCGTATTGTTTAGGTACAGGTGCCCACGCATTTCTAACTCCTGGCGTGTAGTTTGCAGGATTTGCAAATTTAGGAGTTCCAACACCTTTAGTAATTAAGTCATCCCAAGTATCAGGAGTAGCTTTAAAGTTTTTATATAAATCTTTATTAACAACATCCATAATTTTTTTAGGTACCTTTCCTAATTTATCACCTGCTTTAGATACATAATTACCCGCTTTGTCTATATACTTACTACCATATTGTACTACTTTACCTACTTTAGGTAAGCTGGTAATACCTTTAATAGCTAAACTACCTGCTAAGTTACCTCCTGCAAATCCAGCTAATCCATACAAACCATCTCTCATTACTTGTTCGTCTTGTGGGGATGTTCTATAACTATTTGTAGATAATGGTACATATCCTGGTGCAGGTGTAAATCCGTAAGGATTATTCACTGGTGAGTTAGAAATCTGTGGTTGTATTGTTGGTTGTGGTGCAGAACTTAAATTATCTGAATAATTACTTGTTAGAGCACCATTCATTTCATTTTGTATACCAGAGTTTCTTAACTTCCAAGTTTCTCCAGCTTTTATAACATCCATAATATTTTGATTACCAGCTTTTACTATTTTATTAGTAGAAGTAGTTTTAACATTACCTGATGCTGTTTTAACAGGATTTATAGTACCTAACTGTGCTTGTGAATCTAATGTAGAAACAGCATCTTGATTATCTCCTATATATATCCATGCTCCTGTAGAACCTTTTTTTCTTGTAAGCCATTCACCATTAGAGTCTTTACTATATTCATAAGTTCTATCACCTTTTATAGAATAAACTTCACTTTTACTAGGTTTTTTACTTGATGAAGTATCCCCAGGTAACGGTTGTGTATATGCGGCTTGTTGTGGATATATACCATTAGTAACAGATGGATTATATGGATCTATAGGTTTACCAACTACTTGTGGACTATTTTGATATCCAGTTAACATATTATTATTAAATGCTGCACTTGATTGTAATGGACCATATTGTGCTGATCCAGCAATCTGTTGTAGATATTGATCTCTAGGGTATTGTGTTAGTTGTTCTGGATTAGCTATATTAACTCCAAATTGTGCATGTAACATTTCTTCTTGTTTAATTGGGTTTATTGGTAGTTCTGTTACGGAATCAGATCCAAAACTATATTCTTTACCTTTTTCTAGTTTAGTTATTAATCCATGTTTACCACCACCTTTTACTATACCTATTAGATCTTGTTTTACATCTTTCATAGATATATCTCCACCAGGTATAGTATTACTTTTATTTAATTCTGTTGATGATCCAGGAGTATAACCTGTTAGATTTATATTACCACCATGCTCCCACGAACTAACACCTTCTTGTAATCCTTGTTGAGCTGTTGAGTTTATAATGGGTTTAGCATTTACTTTTAATAAATCTATTAATTTATTTTTACTAAGTTTTTTTAGAGTATTTTTACTTAATCCTTGTATTCCTATAACTGATTCTAATATATCGTTATTTGTCATAATTAAATTATATTCAGAATCTAATGGAGCACCTCTACCTTCGAAATTTATATTATTACCTAAAGGACCATCAAAAGCGTTTATAGTTTTATTTGGATTTTCAGACGTAACAGAATAATTAGATATAGGTTGTCCAACTTTATTTCCATATTGTGCGTATTGTACACCTTGAAAACCTTGTTGTAAGTTTATTGGTTCTGGTTCTTTATAAGCATTTTGATAATTTAGTCCAGAAAATATACCAGATGCAGTATTTGTAAATGCTGCCCCCATTTGTTTATTTATCTCTGGTTGTTGAGATAATGCTACTTTACGTTTAGCTTGCTCAGCATCGTATAAGTTACCAGCTGTTTTAGCATAGTTTTCTCTACCTTGATACCAAGCATCGTACTTTTCTGGATCTTTAGTCCAAAAATCATTCCAATTACTTTTTTTTTCATATTCGCTAAAAGCAGCTAATTGATCTGGAGTGTATGCACCATTTAAAGTTTTATTATAATAATAGTTATGAGCATCATCTCCCCATTCTCCATTATATGTATTTTTTATAGTATTTTGATTATTTGTATAATCCGATGCTACTTTATTGTTAGTATTAACAGTATTATATAATACAGCAGATGGATCTGCATATACTCCAGTAATAGGTATTTCTGGTTCTTTAAAATAATTACCAGCTTTCCAAAAATTACCCCACTGTTTATTTAAATTATTAAATTGATCAAATAAAGGTATACCTCCAAATTGATAATTCATTGGAGACGATGCTTTATACTTAATTGTTTTTTTGTTTTTCATTAGTATGGTTTGTTCGTAACATACGTTACTATATTTTTTATATATAGTTTTACGGAGTCAAAGGTACTAAAAATAAATCTATAATATAGATAGTTATCATTTACTATATTTTTTTCTGAGGTTTGTTGAGAAACTTGAGAATAATCTCCGTAATTAGTTATTATTGGTTCTGGTTTACAATTATCTTTTATAAGTACTGGAGCATTATAATTTTGAGTATAATCTCGTATCTCATTAAATCTAAATCCATTATTAACTCTAGTAAGATCTATAGATGTTGTCTTATCTTTATTTATATCTGGTACATTAGCACTATTACTATCTACTGATTTTATAACGTTTAGGTTTATTAATCCACTTGTTTGCCAGTTATTTAGTATAGCTACTTGATTAAATGTAACATCTCTATCTCTCATATCTCCTATTTTAGCTTCTGTATATATATCAGTACTTTGATACTGAATTGTACTTTGATCTAAAACAGAATTAAAATCTATCATACAACCTTCGAAATTATCATAATATGTTGTAAATTTATCTGTAACATCGTGCTTATAAATAGAGTTATTATGAAGAGTAAATAAATCATTTCTATCATATAAATACTCTTGTGGAATATAAGAATGAAAAGATATCCATTTTTTAGAACCTAAATCATAACTCATTGTATAAGAGTTACCTTTATCTGATTTAGTAAATAGTATTCTACTATATCTATAATCTATTCCTATAGCATAATATATAGTATTTTCTACTTGTTCGAATTTACAAGAATCGGTATTACAAAATTTAAGATACTCTTTAAAGAATTTATTCATCTTTGTATTAGGTCCAGATAATATCTCAAAATTACTACCTGTAAAAAGAATAAGATTTTTAGAATTATAATCTACAAATATAAAACCTAATCCTGTGACAACTCCATGATTTGGATGATCTAAACCAAATGCTCCTTCTGGAGCACTGTTAGTTATTAATCTAGGTTGTGTTATCATATTAGGAGAACCTAGTAATAATTCACCTACACTTGTTGGTACTCTAACCTGACCTAAGTTAGAACCATAGATTCCATCAGTAGTATGTAAATATAAATTAGATCCAATAGTATACATCTTAGTTAATTTTCCATACGCTTCTTCTAGCATTATAGCACTATTAGGTCTAACTACAGAGTAACCATTTACGTAATGTCCTGTATCGTTTTCATCGCTTATATATATTTTGTTCATTGTAAGATCAGTACATATACATCCTGTATACTCCATTGGTAATCCTACAATAGTTGGATCAAAATGATCTATAGAATAATCATTATTATAGTTACCAAAGTTCATAAAGAACTTTTCTATCTTTTGATCTTCTCCACCATCTTCATCTTTTTTACAAGCTTCTAATCCTAAAAATTTATCTACAAAATCATTAGTAAACAATACTTGAGATACCATTAACCATACAGCCATCTGTATGACAGCACCAACCATATCACCAGCAAACTCTATACCTGTTTGTGGACTAGTCCAATCGTTTATACCTAATAATGGTAAAGCTATATTTATAAAACTTTTTATAAGTACTTTTAAAGCTAACTTAACATTAGATGCTTGTTCTATTAGTTTATAATATAAGTTTAGATAACCAGTAGTCCAGTTACCACCTGTAGTATCTCTAGAGTGTAAAGAATATATAGGTTTAATTTCTGGAAACCATTGATTCTCAAGTAGTTCTGATTTTTCTCTCAACCACGGATTAGCTTCTGATTCTCCTACATAAGATATCAAACATTTAGTTGTTGCTGGATAGTAGTAATGAGATTCTGTTGGTTGTAATCTAGATTGACTCCATGTTTTAGTTATAGGGTTAGTATGTGTACCAGCCCATCGTTTAGCATCTGCAGCATCACCATCTTTAGGTAACGCTTTCCAATACCATTGACCAACTGTACTATGTATAGCATCTTCAGGATCGTCACAAATACATCTATCTACTTTACCAGTTAATCCAGGAAAAGAACCTATAGGAAAATAATTACCAACTTTATCAGATACATATCCTGTTTTAACAAATGAGTATGGTCCTATATAAGTATCACCAACTAACCCTTTAGGTGATAAATCAAAACCTCTAGCTTGTATTATAGTAGTATAGTTTAAAGATGTTATATCTCCATACTGATCTCCTAAATCTCTATATATAGAAAAATAACCAGCTCTAGCTTCAGCAATAGGAGCTGTATCTTGTAATACATCACCTACAAAAGAATCATCATTTATACCTTGTCCGACTCCAGGAGCTGTAAACCAAGCACAAGATTGTCCACTCATATTATTAAATGGTATAGATGCCCCAGTTGGTGGAGATACAGCTGTATTAGCTGGTGCATATGTTTGACCAACTAAAGGTACTCTAGTATTAGATGGACTAAAACTATGCATTGTAACAGTATGTACAGACCCACCTTGATCTTTTCTAGATGCTCTATTATCACCAGGTTCTAAACCTTTACTATATAACATGTGTCTAGCACCAGTACCTTCCATTATACCTTCTCTGATAATATGAGTACCATTTAAGAAAGGTGTTCTAGTAAGCTGATCTAAACAATACATATTTATATTAGATGGATCATCTGATGTTCTACCAAATCTTCGTTGTTGACCATCAGAATCTATATGCTTAGATACTTTTTCCATAGAGTTTACACTATATTTATAATATAGATATCTTTTACCTTGATTAAATCCAGTATATGTTTCTGTAGCCATACCTTTCATAATCATACGAGAGTTACTAGCACCACGTTTAACCATTCCTATATTGTAAGGATTAGTAGCACATAACTTAGCTTTTATGTTATCAGGTATGTTTACATTTGTAAACTCTACTCCTAGTAGAATAGCATAACCATCCATTATAGAAGCATCTGTTTGATATGTAGATCCATCACCTGTACTCTTTGGTACCCAAAAAGGTATATCAGAATTTTTAGGCATCTCGTGATGAGTAACTACAGAACCACCTAATCCGCAAAATATTTGATTACCATTACAATCTGTAATACACGGGTATTTAGAATTCTTTTCTGGTTTAGGTTTAAGTTTACCTCTAGCTACTAATGGATACTTTATATATATACCTTCTTGTACTTGTATTGTTTGTGTATCATATGGGATTAAATTTCCATCATCATCATATTTTACACCTTTATCATCAGAAGGTGTTGTATCTTGTTCATGTCTATTATGCTCTACTAGAGAATCTGATGAGTAATTAAAAGAACCTTTACCATCTATAGTATGTGGTTCATAGTCGTAATAAAATCTTTCTCTTCTTTCTACCGCATCTATAAGATCTTTAGCAGCATCTCTAAATTTAGCTATAGTTTTAACAGGATTATCTAATATTTGCGCAGGTGACATACCTACGATTCTATTATCACTTTCTGTAAAACCAGGTTTGTTACCTGTAGTTTTTGTTTCGAATATATAATTAGATATAGCATTATACCAAGTAGCGCCTATTTTCTCAGCATCTGGTGAATCTTTTTGAGCAATAGCTTTATCTTTTTTATCGTCTTTTACATTAGCAAACTGATTTAGTTCATCTTTAGGAAAACTAGATGATCCACCAGATGGTAGTGTACCTGTTATTGTAGTATCTCCATCTGGACCACTCATAAGTAAATCAACATTACCATCTTCACCTTCTCCACCACAATCTATACAACCTTCTTGTGGTTCTATTGCTGGACCTATAGCTTGTACTATATCATCCATATCTGTATTCCACTGTTCTACTGTTTCTCGTAGTATTGGTATAAACTTTTCTTCATTAGGATTATTAACTGTTGATTTAGAACAAGCTTCTCTTACTCTTTTATATAGTAATCCTAGTTTAATATTAACAGAAGCATTACCACCTATAGATGTAGATCCACTAATACTTGGTTTAGTATTAGCACTTTGACCTCCTCCACCTCCACCACCAGATATACATATATTACAACCTAATGTAAATTGTGTACCATCCCACGGTCTAATAAAAGATTGACCATCTATATCGATTTTATAATCACCTTCTATTGCTAATACTGTTTTATCAAAATTAGTATATAGTTGAGTAGCAGTGCAAAAACTATTAGTATCTATATAATAAGGAGATGTTGTAGTAGCATCACAACCACCTAAAGCTAATAAAATAGATTGATTATCATCAACAAATCCATCTACCAACTTAGAAGATCCTCCACTACCAGACGAACCACCTCCACCAGTTGATGATGTTAGTGGTTCTGTACCAGAAAATGGATCAGATGCACATCCACCTCCACCAGATATACCTGGTATATGAAACCCAAATCCTTTTTTACCGTTTTCATAATTAGGAGAAAACGCAAAAGCATATGTTTCTCCACGTAAAAAACTTTTTAATCCATATGTTTTTACATCTGCTAATGGTACTTTAACAGCATACCAATTAGCTTGTATTTGATTAGCAATTGGTTGAAAGTTATATTCAAACTCTGGAGTTGTTCTGTAATATAACGCTCTATTATCGTGTATAAGAAGATCTTCACCTTCTATATATGTTCTAGAGTTTATTAATAATTCTGCTTTATCTATTGCTGGTATATCTTCTGATCCTGTATATTGTATTGTAAACTGTTTACCTGATATATATTGAGCAGGTAAAGCCTTTGTTATTGTATTTGCATTTACTATTTCGTGTACAAAAAATTCTATTTGATCAAATACACACGATGCATTTTGTACAGTTATTTCTATACGTTTATTAGATATTTCACCAGCTACATTATTATTACCACCTATGTGTATAGCAGGTGTCATTGGAAATGGATTACTATATCCTCCTTGGTTGTTTTTATATCTACCACCTATAAAGTATGTACCATTTCTAAGAGAACCACCTTTTAAAGCTATTGCTTCTATGTGTGGATCGCATGATTTTTTAAATACTTTAAAGTATTCACATGTTCTAACAGTACATCCTTCTCCGCAACCAGAAGAAAGAGATTGTTTTAAACCAGCTTTTCTTTTAGGATCTAATAACTCTGATAGGTTAAGATTATAGTATACTTTGTTTGAAGAGTATGTTAACCATAAATCACATATATAGTTATCATAATCCCAAGCTTGCACCCATTCGCAAGCAGAAAATCCCCAATCACATCCAAACTCTGAATCGGATGCTACAAATTTAGTTGTTTCGGTATCGTGATTAAATAGATGTAGTTCTCCACTCTGTAGTAAAATTACAGTAGAATTTATTTTATTTATATATTTTCTACCAACAATTTTAGATCCATATGAAGCTACTAATCTATTTGAGTGTTCATTACTAATATAGGTATTTTGATTATTATCATTATTGATAATATTCATCGCATATCTATAACTTTTATTATCTGTTATATTTATGTGATCATCCCAGTTTAATCCAGAACCAAAACTATTTACTATTCTTTCGGATTTACTCATTAGAATTTACCTATTAGTTTATTTTGAGAATTTCTTTTATCACCTACAAACGCATTATGATGAGCTTCCCACTTGTAATTTGGTACTTTACGAACCCAATGATTTCTAATAAACATTTCCCACTCATCTGGAGTAGGTGTAGCTAAATACATTCTAGCTTGTTTAATCTTTTTATCTCGCAACTCTAGAGATTGTTGCCAAAATATTCTATCATTTTGTTGTTTAGTTTTTCTATAATTTATATATGCTAAACGTTCTTCTATCCATTGTACTATAGTATCATATACTAGTGGAACATCTGGTATCATAAGATAACCTTCATCGTCTGTATTAGATCCTAGATAAGCTAATAATACTTGACCTTTTTTAAAGTTAACAAGTATATTTGGAAGATGTATATCATATTCTACAGCAGAATCTGTATTTATATTTATACACTCGTTTACGTGATAGGGTACATTGTAGAAATAACTAGATGTTCTACGCATAAGAGAAAAGTTAGGATGTAATGTACACTCGTGTTTACAATTATTTCCTATACAATCTTGATGCACATTAGTATGTCTATGATAATTATGTGGATACTTTTGATCGTAGTAATGATCTTTTACACTATGTGGATCTAAAGTTCTACCACCGTAATAATGATGAGAATACTTATACATGTATGAAGGATTCTTTAGTAAAAAATTATGATCTACATCTAACTTTAATACTTCTGCTCCACAATTATCATAATCTCCACAATTATCGCAATGTACATCCAGTTTTAACTCACAATCAGATCCAAATATCTTTTTAGTATATTCTACTATTTCTCTAGAATCATAATGATGGTGATGATATGGATGATGATCATCATGTTCTATATGATAACCAGCTTGTAATACATATTTAAAATTAGATGGTATTAATGCTTTATAATCTTTAACATCTAGTAACGCTATATTATGAGAAAATTCTTCACCTGGAAGAATTCTATCTAAAGCATCATTAGCAAATCTGAGTATTTGATTTGGTTCTATATCAGAGTTACCTGTTTTATCTATATAGTCTTCTATTATAGATTTTATTGATATGTAGTTTTTGTTCATTAGTTTAAGTTAGCGCATCGTAATCTTTCAAGTATGGATCTTTAGAACATTTTAATATTTCTTTAGCTAGTAGTAAAGTATTTTTCTTAGTTAGTTCGAAGTTATAGAAAGATTTATTTTTAAATTTACATTCTTCTTTATCCCAATACCATCTAAAATAATAACCGTTAGTATGTTTATTTAAATGATATACAGTTTTACCTAACTTTCTTGTATTATTAAAATCTATTTTTGGTCTAATAATACCCTTTAGTTTTCTTTTTTTAATTCTATGTAATCCTAAAGTTAGTGGTAATTTATATCTTTTTCTACCAACAATTATTTTGTTTGTATATTGATTAAAAAAATCCTTTATAAGAGCTATAAAAGTTTTCTTATCTATATGTTCTTTTATTGGTAATGTATCATAAAAATCATATATTGTATATGTTAATCTATATAACTCCTTTCTTTTACTACTTACTCTATATTTCATTACTTAGCTGGTTGTGGATTATTTACAATACTATCTAATCCATCTGATGTATTATCTGTTATAACTGATTTACCTCTCATTAAAGCTGCTGTAGATATCTCATATAATCTAGATAATAATTCTGGATCTATTGGAAACTCAGAATCTAGATAATTATAACACGGATCTAAATTACCAGCACAATCTATAATAGCTTCTACTATATGTGGTTCATAAAATATACCTTTTATTCCTATACCTTTTATAAATGTTGGTTCATTGCTCCATACATAAACGTAGACTCCGCTTCCTGTATTTTGTAAGTAATAATAGGTACCGCTTAATTGTGCTGGTAATCTAGAATGTAATTTATATTTAATTAGATCTGGATCTATAACAGATAATTTTATTACTTCTCCAGATTGATTTAGTGGAGTAGTAATAGATTTTAAATGTACTGTATGTGGGATTGTAGTTTTGGTTCTAAGAAGTATACATTTTAAAGGTGGAACGCATTTTAGTATGTCGTTATCTACTTCTTCTAACTCTAAGAATGGGATTGTTTGATAGTTTAATTCGCTAAGTTTATCTTTTTCTTTTTTTTGAAATAACAAAGTAGCTCTAAAGTTTAACAGGTGGAAATAAATCCACCTGTTACTAACTCCTATCTCATCCGAAAGCTCTTGTTTATCTAGATAATCTTTATAACCATAAATTACCTCACGATTTTTTAATCTTTTCATTTATTTTTTTCTTAATTATCTCTTGTATCTCTTTACATTTTTCGAAGTCTTCTTCTTCTTCGTAAATTGCTAAGATAGATTTTAAATCATCTACAGAGTTTTGATCTAGATTTAAATCAGCAATAGCGTCTAATGCGTTTTCTCTAGATACATCATCGGTAACATTCATATCTAATGGTATTTTAAATAATAAACCACCAACAAATACTTGTAATAATTTATCATCTGGGTTTAACATTATGTAAGCATTATGTTTTTTATTTCTATACATAAAAAACTCTTTAAGATTTTTAGTATACCACCACACTTCTAGTTCAAACAAAATCTTTTTTATCCACTTAACCATTAATAATTAATATTTATATTGTAAATTAATCCATCAGTAGAGTTTATAATACACGCTTCTGCTTTAGGAGATGTTTTATAACCTTTTGATAATTCCCAAGTACTTGATTTAGCTAATGATGGTAAAAATTTAACAAAACAATTACCTCTAAACTCTTTAACTATTTGATGATGTAAATGTCCACAAAAAGTATATCTAAATTTGCTATCACCCCATTGTTTAGGAAACTCGCTAGCCATAATTAGTGGATAATCACCTTCTCTCATCTCACCGTGCTCAAACATCAATAAAGAACTACCATAAATATATTCTTTAAATAATTGAGTTCTATTATCTACTGTAATTTGAGCATCATTTCTAAAATAAGATGATACTAAATCACCAAGATAAAACATTTTATTAGCGTCGTGATTACCTGGTACATTTATTATATCTATTGGTAGATTGAATTGTTTTAAAAACTCTACAGAATGTAGTAATAAGTTTTTACCAAAATTCCATGTTTCTGTCCAAGTATTAAAATCAAATTGTGGTGTACCTTTAGTAGTTGCGTAATTACTATCGCTATTAAAGAAATCGTTTCCTATTACATACACTATTTTTTCTATTGTTGACATATCAGTTTTAGATATAATATTAGATAATACATTTATGTATTTTTCTACTATATCCATAGATAGTGTCTCCCTACCAATATGGTAATCTGGAAGTGAGAGAAGTAATATATTATTTTGATTTACTGATTTTTTGGTAAACTTAAATTGATTTACCGGAGAATATTTAGATATATCTTCTATAATAGAATCTCTAAATTGTTTAATTTGAATTGGTGTAATATTATTAGTATATGATTTAAGAGTTTCTATACCACCACCTTTTGTTTGTACTTCCCATTTAGATTTAAGTACTAAATTTTCATACTTTTCTGAATCTACGTTATGTCCAGAACTACCAAAAATATCAGCGTTAGATAAGAAGTTTTTATTGAGAGTGATATTAAAGCGTTCTCCTTTTACTCCTGGTATATCTTTATTTTTACAATTTTCTATAAACTTATAATAATCTTTCTTACATAAATTAGCTCCATTTTCTGTTGGATATCCATAAACTCTTGCTAATTCTTTAAATGTTTGTTTATCTTTAATTATAACATTACACTTAAGATCTTCTAAAAATTTTTGTCTAAAATTCATTTGTTTGTTTTTACTTACTTAATTACTTTCTATCTCTTTACAGAGAGTTTTGTATTTTAGGATAATGTCTTCTAAAAAAGATCTATCCCATTTAAAATCTGTTGATCTGTTTACAACGTATTTATCTTCTAGTTGTTTTACAGTATCTTCGTTATAACGCTTTATAAGACCGTTTCTATAGCGTATGGTACAATCCCTTATATTTTCTCCTTTCGTACCACCATGAACATTTAACTCATCAAATCCAGCTTCTGGATATAATTCGAACTTCAAATAGTGACAAGCATCATAACCTTTGATATCTGTTAATACCGTTCCAGAACCATATATACAATCTTTACCAAGATCTCTTAATCTAATCCATCTTTGAAACCAATATCTAGCATCTTTTTTTAATTTAGCTATTGTTGGTAATTTCTTTTTTGGAGTTGGTTTCTTTAAAGATCTATTAAGTTTAGCATTAGATATAATTTTAGCACATCTATCACAGTTATCGTTTGAGAAAAGTATCTTTTCCTCTCCGCAAGTCTTACAAATCTTTAGTTTTCTCTTTAACATCTGCTATATCTTTAGTTAAAATATCTAATTTTGATGATATACTTAATAAATAATTCTGCAAATTTACATACTTTTTAGAACTTTCATCATATATAAAAGAAAAATTTTGTAAATTATTTTTAATATTTGATAATTCATCATCTAATTTAGATACAGCTTGTGGTATAGTTAACTCAACTTGAGAGTTATTTACTTTACCAGATACAGATATTAATGATTCTTTAGCGTTAGAAGATAGTGTGTGATCTCCTTTATATTCTACTTCTATACCGTTTTCAACAACAGTAAAGTTATATTCTAATCTCGCGGGATAAGAAGATAATGGTATATTTACAGATTCGATATCTCTATTAGATGTAAATATTTTACCATCCTTACCATATATATTGATAAGAGATGTTTTAATATTAGAAGAATTAAACTGAGACGTTAACTCTCTAACATCATGAGTAACAGTAACCATAGATGGTGTAGTTAATGAAGTATTAACTTTAACCATATTTGGTATAGATGTAACAGATGCTCTATCAGAAGATTTAAGCATAACTGTTTCAGTAACCCCTTCCGTTTTAGAAGAGGTTACTAAAATAGTTTCTTTATTTGTGTTATTAAATTCCATTAGCAACCTATTAAATATCTCCATTGAGTTGAATTTCCACCAGAAGTATTAGCTGTTATTTGAACTCTAAGATCACCAGTACCAGATAAGGTAAGAGTTCCACCGAGTTCACAAGATAACCCATTAATAGTATCAACAACAACACTTTGTACTTCTAACGCATCGGTAGGACATACACTAAATGTATTAGATGATACAGTTCCTGTACCTACATTTAATGCAATAGTATTTCCAACTTCATCTCCCAAATATAGATCGGATCCAGAACATACTGTAGGAATTAATATACTAGTACAAGTACAAGAAGAATATGCTGATACAGATCCTGTATCAAGTATAGTAACACCATTTTCTTTAATAATCATTCTATCAGATACACCAAGTGGAATAAATCCCCATTTAATAATTGTACCAGTTGGAAATGTTCCTATTAAATCATTTACTCCATTAGTTCCACCATTTTGTTGATTAAATGTTGTATCACAAACAGAGTTATTACATACACAACTACATCTACTATAAGAAATTTCTTTATTTTCTGAACATAATCCAGTAGAATCAGTAACTACTAAAACTATATTATCCGCTTCACCATTTAACACACTAGAAGTAGGAATAATTATTGTACCATTTCCTGGCACCGGTGTAGATGCGATGGTTATAGTAGAACCAAATACTTGATAAGTTAATGCTCCAGTTCCTCCAGAAGCGGATACTGTAATATCAGAACAACTAGTAAATGATGGAGTTCCTATACTTATTGGAGAACAAGATTGTACTACTTCAAAAGGTAGAGTAACAACTTGACAACACCCTATTGCACTACATACAGTTACTGTAGCAGTTTTATTTCCAGGAGTTGTAAACGTCATTGGTACAGATACATTTGTATTTCCTGTAACATTACCACTCCACGCAAATGTATATGGTCCACCAGTACCAGATTGAGTACTAAACGATATTGGTGTATTAGTATTCACAGGAAGACTAGTACTCGGTGTTATTGTAAATCCTGAAGGTTGAGATAAAGCAGTAAAAGAAACAGGAGTACTATCATAAAAACATCCTGTAGTTTGATTAGTAGCTCTAAGTCTAACAAATTTAGTTTCTCCAATACTTGTAGGAATAACGACCGTAGGTGCTGGTGAAAGAGGAATAGCTGGGAAAAGAGTTTCTACACCTATATTTACATAATCTATTCCCATCATTTGTTGGAAAACATATGTCCATTCTACACCATTTATACCTAATGTATCACCACTAAATTGAATAGTAGCACTTCCAGGACCACAAGTATTACCAGTACTTGTTATAGATACTGTACCGCTAGGACAATCACAATCATCTATAATAATAGGGGAAGGAATTGCTACACAATTGTTTGCATTTATAACTTCAATTGGAACCGATGTTCCAACAGCATATGTTAAATTAACTCTTTTAAATGTACCTGTAGGTGATTCTGTTGCTATAACATTATCTATTTTAACTTGAGTAGCACCAGATGCTATAACTGTTATATTATGTAAACTACCAATACATTCCTGACTTGTACTTGATACAACTGGTAGTGCACTAGCTGTAACCGATATACTAGCTGGAGTAACAGTATTACAACTTCCAGAAACACCTGTTGCGGTTATAGTAGCACTAGTGGTGGATGGTATAAACGATCCATTAAATCCAGATATAGTAGCTTGTAATGTAGCTGGACCTGTTCCACCTCCACCATAAGAAATATTATATGTTCCTCCGATACCATTATCACCTATCCTAAAAGGTACAGGTTGACCTACACAATAATTAGTTGCTCCACCCAATGTTATTGATAAAGCTACTGTTTGTCCTTGAGATGTTAGTATCAAAGTTTCAGTATAATTTAAACAATAAGAATTGTTAGGATCTGTTATTAATTTTACAGTATAAGTATCTGTACCAGTAGTAGTCAAACCAGGTATTGTATATATTCCAGATATTGGAACAGTAACATTACTTAAAAATACTCCGTTTTTCTTAACTTCAAAAACAGATCCTGAATCAGCATTTATAGTTATAGTTGCAAACTCTCCAGGACAAACAACTGTTTTATCAATTGATATATCAGGAGTTCCTAAATCTACTACGGTAAAACTAGTAGATGCTGTTTGAGTACCTTCTTGTCGTGCTGTTAATATATACTCTCCAGCTGGTAAATTATTAAATATACCTGTTGTATTTTCTAATGGTTGTGATAAATTACCACCTTCTACACTATATGTTATAGGTAATGATTGATTAAATCCAGTTGTTAAAGCTTGGAAAGCTCCACCAATACCACCAGGACAACCAATACTAGATGTAGGTGTTATAGGATCTGGTACAACTGTTGTTTTACAATTAGTAATATCCACTTCATCCATACATCCATTACTATAAGTAAACTTGAGTTTTTTAGCTATACCATCTTTATTAACTGTTATAGATACTGGTAATCCAACCCATGTTTGTAATGGTGGATTAGCTATAGGTGTACCAGTTGTTATAGGTACTACTTTTAAAAGCTCAGTAGATGTTATAGTTAAACCAGGAGTTAAAGTTACACTAAGATTAACAGTTGCTGTAGTACTATTATTAGATCCACAATCTGTAATTGCTTGTACTTTAGGTACACTAACAGCATCTATTGGTAATGAAACAACACACTCTCTATCAGATAATAAACCACCAGGAAGATAACTTTGATATACTTCAGCAGCTACTATTGATTTAGTTGTATATTTTTTACTATAACCAGTTACAAAAGTAGGATCGGAAACATTATGATTTAAATTTATATCTTCTACGCTACCATCACTAAAAGAAAGTTTAAGTTTATAGTATGTTTGATTTATATTAGATATATTATAATTAGGTAATTTTTCATACGCATTTAACCAACCATTAGCAGCACATACTTTAAATCCTTGAAGATCTATTTTAGTAGCACATTCAGTAATAGATGAAACATAATTAGGACAACAGAATTTAAGCTCATTTTGAAATGCTATATTATTAGCACAAGCACAATCCGTCATTACTTTATAATTGTAATTAGGTACTAATTCTCCATTAGCATAAGTATTATAATCTTCTGGACTATTTATTTTATCTATCCATTTAGAACCTTCTTTAGTACCGTACTCTTTTCTAAACCAACCATGTTGGGAATATGTACCACTAGCATTATTAAATGCACCGCCATTAGTATCAAAAGTAGATGTATTAGATTTACTCCATATGAATAATGGTTTTCTAGATGATTTATCATCATTTAATTTAACACTAAATATACCTTGATATTCAGTATTTATTCTATTACAAGTATCCCATGCATTACCAGAAGTAGTATAATCAAGTATATATTCAACCAACTCTTTATTAGAATCATATTGGATACAATTATTATTAACTACAGATACATTAGATACATTTACAATTATTTTAACATAAGTATTTACTTGTTTACCACCTATAGTTATTACTGATTTAATATCATTAGCTGTAAGTGATATAGGAGCTACTAAGTTTTTATTAACTGATTTAGTTACTGTTTTAGTAAAATCATCAGCTTTAGTAAGTATATTACCATTATTATAGTAGTAATGTTCTACAGTTACTTTAATATTACCAGTTACTAATTCATTATCTCCAAATGCTACATCTGTTAAATATTTAGAATATTGTTTATCAGCACCTAAATATTTTTTAAACAAACCTATTTTAAGTTTAAGTATATCTGCTATAGTTGCTGGAGAATCTCCTTCTACATCAAAAGTTAATGTAGGATCTGTAGGAGAAGTAGCCGATGCTGGATTACAAGTAGCTGTAGCAATATTTTGAACTTTAAATGTCATAGTATCACACTTACAACCTTTAGTTGTTAATTCAGCTTTGAGTTCGCAACCATTTTTTGTAGTACAATCTTGTTTTTTGGTTAACTCTAGTTTATCTGTACAATCTGCTCCTTCGCATTTACCATTAGGACAGTCGCAACCAGTATAACTAGTACAACCACCTTCTTCAGTAGTACATGGAAAATTAGCACAATTTACACATTTATTTTCATAACAAGTACAACCTGGTTCAGTACACGGATTAAAACTATCACAATCTTGTCCGCAATGATTAACACCTTCGCAGTTACTACCATTACAAACACAACCTAATGCTCCAGAACATGCTGGATAAATAGAATTACTACCTGGACAGTTTAATAGATAACATGGTACACATTGTTTGATACCTTCAAACTCTATACAACCACAACCTTCTCCACACTCAGCACCATTCTCACAAGATACATCTTTACATGGCCACGGTACACAAACATCGTTTACACATTTATAACCGTCTGGACATATAACTTCTACACATCCGCTTTCAGTACATCTCTTACATGGACCACAACTCTCATCTGTACATGGTATTGGTATACATCTTTGTTGGGATGCACTCCATACGGTACCAGCACAACATACGCATTGTTTATTAACGCAGCATGTTTTACCATCTGTTCGTTTAGCACAATCTCCAGATATTAAGCAATCTACGCATTGACCAGTTAATGGATCACAAGCACCATCGCAAACTTTATCTACAATTTTACCATCTATACATTCTTGACATTTGGTTAATGGAGTTGAGCCATCACACTCTACACATTTACCATTACTTTTAAATGTACCTTGTGGACACACACATTTACAATCTAAACATTTTGCTCCATTTGTACATGGTGTAGTTTCGTTACATTCGCAACATTTATCACCATCACAGAACTCGTTTACTTTACATAATGGTTCACATATACCAAATTCGTTACATGTTTCACAATCTTCGCAATCAGTATCTGAATTACAGAAGCATCTTTTTACATATATTGGTGGACAACTAGCACACTCATCACAGAAAATGTAAAATTCCAAACAATGCACCGCACTATTTGGATCTAAGGAAACAGTTAAACAACCTGCTTCTTCGCATGGTACTATAAGTCCTTCAGTACCAACCCATACAATTTTTAAATCTTTGCATGGTTTATCAAATTTTGGACATATCTTATAAGTATATTGTTCCATTTAAAATATTATTTTTTTGTATATTAGTTAATGTATAATCTTTTAATAAATTAGGTATCAATGAAATACACTTTTCTCCATTATCTACTACAACATCTTTGAAGTTTAAATCTTCACCTATATCGTATTTAGCTAAAGGAGTTACAAGTTTGACTTTATCGTTTTCTATTTCTATTGCTAACTTGTTTTTATATATTTGAGAAATTATATCGTAAGAGTAGTTACAAGTATTCAAATATATATATTCTTTTCTAGTTAGATTACAATTTGGATTTTTTTCTACTAGTAGTTTATAGTCTAATCCGCACTCGTCTTTTGTTCTAGTTAATTTGATATTATAATCACATGTTTTTTTATGTACCGAAATCGCTGTTAATACATCACAAGGAATTACATTTTTAGTTATATCAAATGCTAAATTACAAATCTTATCTATTTTTTCTATAGTATAATCTAAATTACAAGATTTCTTTATTTTATCTATTGTATAATCTAGATTACATTCTTTTATTATTTTATCAATAGTATAATCTGGTATTTTACATAATTCTTGATATCTTTGGATATCAATATCTAAACCATAATTAATACATATTTTTAAAGCGATTTTTTCCCATTGTTTTCTACTAACACATCCGGGATTAGTTATTTCCCAATCATCTCTTTTAGTATTATCAACAGTAACTTCAGGAGATGATAATTTACAATCATATGTTAATATCTGAATCAGATCTTTATATTTCTTTAGCTGATACTTATTATAACAATCAGTATTCGCTTTAGATAGCAATATTAAAGGTAAATCTTCATTACATTTATATGGGAAACCATAATACAGTTGATTTGCTACTATGGTTGATATTTCTGATAATTTACTATTTATCACGCAAAGATAATTTATTATTATAATAAATATAGATAACCATGATTATCTATAGGATTAAATTAGATTAGTAGGTGGTTGGTTTGCTTGAGTTTTATCTACTCCGCAATTACAAGAACCTTGTCCTGGTTTATTTGTGTTTTTCATATTGTTTATTTTAGAATAAATATTTTTATAGCTGCTGTTACAATTAATGCGGGATAACCATATTTGTATACGTTCTTCCAATTTTTTTCTCTACGTTTAGCTTTTTCTTCCGCTAGTAAACTATCGTTACTAGATAGCAGTAATATTTTATAGTTATTTATAATATCATTAGATAAATAATTTTTTTCTCTCATTATACTATCCATTGTATTATACTTCTCTATTTCTTTATAATTAAAAGAATCTTTTTTTATTAGATCTTTAACTATATAATCTTGTTTTATTTTTATTTCTAAAAGTTTTTTTATTTGATCTTTTAGATTTTCCGTTCTATGTTGTATACTTAAAGCTTTATTATAACTTATAGTAATACTATCTTGTTGACTATTTATAGTAAAAGGTAAAAAGAAGAGTAGTAGTATTGTTATGTATCTCATATTAATTATGGATAAACTCTTATTTCTATAAATGTAGAACTTAATATATCATCTATAAAAACTTCTGGTTCTGATGTAGTTTTAATAACAACCATATTATCATCTGCTCTAAATATAATAAATCCTCTGGTGTCATTACCAGCACCATCGTTATATATCAATCTATTAAAAATACATTTATCTCCATCCTGTGTAAGATTTGTCTTATTAATAGGGAATGCATCAGTTAAAGTGCCATTATATTGCCCCACACTATCGTAAGTCCAAACAACTTCCCCACCAAGCGTATTCTTCAACACTGTTGCTACTGGAGCATCTGTACCAGTTTGAGTAAGAAGTGCTACATACACTTTAGGTTCTGTATCTGCTATACCTTCTGTAGTAGCTAATGTTTCTACAACACCACTTGAGTCTTTTGTTTTTAACAGTCCATCTGTAGAGTCGTTAAAAAGTATTTTTGTATCTGCACCTGGATTTTGTATTGTTTCTGGTGATCTTTCTTGTAAGTTTAACATTTTAAAATTCTTTATTTATGTAATTTAATAATTCTTTTGATGTTGGTTTTGTAGATGATATAGTATCTTTTTTTATTTTATCATACTCATCTATTAAACTTTGTAGTTTTTTTATATCTTCTGTAATATCTATTTTTTCTTTTATTATTCTTATCTTATCTTTTTGTGCAGAAGTTACTCTGTACAAACTATCAAGTTTTATATTTGTTTTTTCTGAAACTTCTAGTTTAGTTTCTAAATGTTTTCTAACACTCATATCATCTAATACCTTTTTACCACTAAAATAACCACCTATTATTATAATTAATAATAAAATAATTATTGTATAAAACCACCAAGTATGATACCACTTTGTTTTTTTCATTATGAGTATAATCTTATTTCTACATAATAATCTGATAAAATACTATCTGCAAATGTAAATATACCATTATCAGAATAAGTAGATAATCTTACATATCTACCAGCATTATCTCTACTAGCAGATACTAATTTTGGTGGATTATAAATAGATGTTTGTCCATATTGTGGATAATGATTAACAACAGTTAAATCTTCTGTAAATTTAGCATTACCTATTCCATCATCATTAATATTATATATACCTGTAGATACTCTTGTTATAGTTGGTGTAAATCCTAAATCGTTATATAGTATAGTATAAGTAGGATCTCCTATACCTGTCTGATTTATAGTAAGAGATAATACTTTGTAAGGAAGAACTGATTGTAAAGATGTTAACCACTGAGCTTCTGTTCCTACAAATCCGTTAGCAACAGCTATTTCATAAGCTGTTACTTGTGGGTTTCTAGATATTATTATATTACCTTTTGATATTGACATTATTATAGTTTTACATATTGTGTTCTTGAAGTACATCTTTATTACCTTCGTTCGCTAATCTAAGTAATTTTACTTCTCTTATAGCTTTACCAATTACAAGCATCTCTTCATAAGTAAAATTGTCCATTCTCGCTACATTACAATGCATACAAGCTGGTACACAATTTTCTTTTGCGTGGCCCAAGCTGTTATCAATTCTGTCCATACCTGTAGATGGGAAACCGCAATAAGCACAAGCAGATGATAAAGCTAATTCCATATCTTCTTTTGTTAAATTAAAGTGATAGTTTCTTTTTTTATCAAATCTTTCGTAAGCATGTAAAACCTGTATTATTTTATATTTTAAAGTTTTACTATACCTTCTACCTAACTCTTTTTTTCTTTGTTTTTGTGCTTCCGTTAGCACTCTTCTGACTCTAGGTTTCCAAGTTCTAACTTTTGCACATTCTCTACACTTATACTCAAATCCTAATTGCCTATTCTTACTTCTATGGAAATTTTCTGGTGTTAATTCTTTTACTTCCTTGCACTTGTAGCACATCCTGTGTGTGCAAGTATTGCTATCATTTGTATTCAAATTATACTTTTTTCTGCATGTGCATCCAATCATAATTTTTCTCCACACCCAAACTCTCCCATCCGTACTTATAGAATATATCTATCATTTTTTTATACTCTGGTTTAGCAAACTGTGCTTTATCCTCCCCCCACTTTAGTTGATTTCTTTCAGGATCAAGATCAATCGCAACCCCAAATGCATGCATAGATTGTTTAGTACCGCCACGCATTAATCTACAATTATAACAACCACCGTAAATATCTATACCCAATTCTTTTATCTTAGGTAAACCGTATTCTTTTAGTATGTCTTTGAATATATTCTCTATATCGTTTTTGACTAACTTATGACACTGTATCTTTCTTGTAGTTTTTGTTTTGTCCCAAGCTATAACTAATGGAAAAGGTATATTGGCAATAACTAAATTACTTTCTGTACAAGCCTTTCCATATATCTTTTCAATTTTATCTATTGCGCTCATTTTTGTTTGTTATTTTTCTACATTCGTCAAGCTCTGTACGTAGTTCTTTTATTAGTTCTTTTAGTCCGTGTACTTCTGTTGCGAGATCTTCATATCTTTTTAAACTATCCATTGTAAATTTATCATATGCAGCTTGCATGTTTGTTAGAGCAGTTCCCTCTGCTTGTTTTATCTCCGCTTGTTTCATCCCTTTTCCAGAAAAATACGCAATAACTCCAGTTACTGCTGTAAGAACAATTTCACCTAAATACTCTTTAATTGCGTCTAATATTCCATCCATTCTTTATTACTGTTTTGATTTTTAATTAATAGTGCATTCGGGTGCGACTGCTAATTTATATAGGAAACATAGTCTTAGAAACTATGCGCCGGTTGAAACTGAGTATTATACTTATTTGTTGGTTCTTTATGATCCGCTTTGATAGGTAATCCATCTAATCTAAGTTGCCATCTACTTAAAAGATAATTAGTATTAGATGTCTCATTATAATATGGTTTAGGATTTCCTGATACTGTATAAGATATAACTTTTGATGGATGACCTATATTACGTAATAAGTTTTCTCCTGTAGGTATATATTTAAAATTATCTGGACCCTCTTTAGAATATGCTACTAATTTTACATTTGTAGAATCTTTATACATTACTAAGATTTTATAGTGCTTATAAAAAACTCCATCTATATTTATTATATCTAGTAATCCTAAAGTAAGTTGTAAATAAGCTACTTTTTCTTTATTATAAATCTTATGCTCTCTAGCTATGGTTCCATTAGAAAATGTTGCTTTAAGCCAATTATCTGATGTCATACTTCCACGGAAAAATATTAAATCTGCTGAAGCTGCTCCACCATCTCTTGCTCCTGTATTAAAAGTTACCCTTGCACTATCTAACACTATCTCTGGAAGTAGTAATGGAAAAGTTGGAGTAACTTGCGTTGGTATAGGTACTTGTATATTATTCATATCGTCTTTGGTACATCCAAAAGATAAAATAATTATTGCTAATGTTAATATTGTCTTTCTCATTATTTTTTGTTATTTGTTCTTTTTAATTGTTGGTAACACAAAGAAGTAAATTACTGCTGCTACTGGTAATAGAAATACAAGTGCAGGATATAGTGTATCTTTAGTAACCATCATTTCTTCTACTTTATCCATAAGTGGTATAGATAGAAAAAACAAACTTACTACTAACCAAAAAGGCCATTCTGTAAAAATTTTAGTATCCATTATAGATATTTTATTGTTATTATTGTAAAAAGTATTTTAAATATGTATTGTGTTTTCCAGCCGCCGATTTTTTGCCATGTAGAATCTATTACCGATACAGTTCCAACGTAATTCCAAGGTACTCCACGCATAAGATTTAGAGATGTATCAAAGATTAAGTAAAATACAGAGAGTAAAATTAGTACATGAGTGTTAAATAATATAGATATAATAAATAATACTAATACTCTGAATAATGCTCTTGGTGTATGATCTTTAAAGTATCTACCCGCTTTTAATTCTTCTGCATCGTAATATGCTGAGAGTAGTGTGAATACGATTGTTAGGATATAGGACATTAGTATAGATTAAATATATAACTATTTGCCACACTTACTATATCAGTATTTAATATTTCGGCAGGCAATATTGTAATTGATGATATTGTACCATTTAATTTTGCACTTGCTGGTAAACCTAAAGCATTAATAAGTAATGATATTGTTGTAAAACTATTGTGTGCTAGTATAATAGGTGCTTGTGTTTGAGCACTTGTATTATATAATAATCCTATATAATATACACCACTATTTATAGAAACTGGATTTGTAAAATCTTTAGTGTTATATGAAGATGGTAGTGCTTTCCATATATCCCCATCATTAGTGGTACTTGCAATTAATACAAGTTTTTCATTTAAAATATCATATTCATATAAACCAATACCATTATAATCTGATGCTACATAATTACCTTTTGTTGTTTGAATCCATCCAAAACCATTAAGTATGGATGCTTTATTTATATGTACAGACATTAGATATAAAATTTGTTGCGAAAAAGCAACACTAGCTGTTCCAGTACCTAAATAATTACTATACTGTACATCACTACCTAATGCTTTTAATCTTTCTACATAAGAGTTTGTGTAGTATGCATCTCCTAATCCGTTGAGTATATACTCTGAACCATTCCACACATATATATTACCATCTTCTGTTACATAGATGACACCTGTAGATCCTTCTGTTGGTAGATCATCTACTGTATCGAAGAATTGTGTTTTGCAACATATCTTTTGTTCTAAACGTTTTACCTTTTGTTCTAGTTGTTCTATTTTTGTCATGTATTAGTTTATTATTGCATCTACTACAATAGGTTCTATAAAAGATGTAATGTTAGCACTTACTACTTTATTAGAGTAAGTATTCATTACTTTTATGTTTTTAGCTGATCCTGCATCTATAGAATTTGTTCCTGTTGTTATTATTGTACAGTCATCAAAATATACGTTATCTGCGCCAGCTCCAATTACATTACTTAAGTCAAATTTCTTATCTCCAAGATTAAATCTACCTCTAAATATTAACTTAGATGTAGAATCTAAAGTAACATATGGTACAACATCAGTATTTGTTGTAATATCTCCATCTATAATTATAGTTGAATTATTAACTAAAATAGATGTAATTACATTTGTATAGCTAAAAACAGTATATACTATACCCTTTTTTATATTAAAAACTACTGTTGAATTTACAATAGGATTTGCAGCACCAGAAGCACTTGATCTTAATATAGACTCTTCATTTATTTTTAAGTTATCTACATTAAATACAACACTTGATCCAGCTATACTTCTTCTCTTAAATAATAAAGGATAATCTATATCAACATTATTTAAATTAAATACAAAATTATTATTTGTATAATTTGTATTTGCCTGATCAGCGAACATTAAACCTATATAGTTTTCAATAACATTAGGATCAGAACCTCTTTGTACTGTATTTTTAACATTTATTGTATAATTTTGATCAGAAACAGCCTTACCAGTAATATCAAATATAGTTAAAAACCCACCCAAATGAGCATCTGCTCTATAATTATTAATATTTAAAGTAATTGATGCACCTGCTTTATCTAAAGCATCTATAGTATTACTCTGCTCGTAATTTAAAATACCTCTATCATAATTTAAAATACCCACATTACTAACATAATAATTATCTATATTTATATTTAAATAATCATCAAAACCTTGAATATAAAATAGTTGACTCGTTCCTGTTTTTGTTAAATCGGTTATGTTTATATTTCCTTTTGTTCCTGGATAAATAGTCCACCAAGAACTCATGGTTAAGTTTTTTATATCATAATCTATAATAGCATTTCTAAAAGTTCCTAATGTATTATTTGCTGTTAAATCATCAGCTTTAAATGTTACTTTTTTATTAATAACGTCTACACTATTGTTTATTACTGCATTAGTTTTAGTAATATTACCTTTTGCTTCTACAGATATATCTGATACTACAGGTAAACTATTACTCCATGTATAATCACCTTCACCTATAACTAATTTATCACCTGATTGCAATACTGTTACTGCAGCATCTATAGTTTTAAATGGTAAATTAACAAACTCTCTCATACCTGTATCATCATTACCATATGTATCATCTACATATACTGTTTTTGATGTAGGTGTAGTAGTTGTAATAAACTCTGAACCATTCCATAGATAAATAGCTCCTGTATCTTTTATTACGTATAGAGTATTTTCTGCACCGAGTACTGGTAAATCTAATAGGGTATCTACTTGATTTACACTAAAGTTTGGTTTGTATATTACTACTTTTCCTGTTGTTATTGTTGACATGGGTTATGTGTTTACTGCTGCGAAAGTTGTAACATCAGATCCATCTACATATCTTATACGTGCAGTACCATCTGATCTTCTTATAATATCTTTTGTATAGTTTCCTAACACTAATGTAGCGGTTGTAAAATCAGTAGATGACAATACGCTATCTAATCCATAAAAATTGTTGTTTCTAAAACTAACACCTGTTGTATATAACATAGTTAAACCCGAAATTCTACCGTAGAAAGTATTATATACAAAAGCAGATAGTGCTGATGGATTAACATTTACAAACGTTAAAGATGCTGACGCGAGTACTGTACACCTATCCATAGTTTTCAATATGCAACCTTCTATCTGCCCTGTTATACTACAATTGTCAATTATTGTAAGTAGGTTACTTGTAAATGTTGGAGAATATATTTGACTATCTACTATTGTATCTACATAATTTAAAGTAAATTGATATCCATCTATAATAGATTTTGATATTGATTTAAAAGTTCCTGTAGCGTTTCCATGTGAATTTATAACAACATTATGAGCAGTTAAAATACGCATGTTAAAATAAGATATATTCTTATTAGTTACTGTATAACCCATGTAAGTTATTTTCACATTTGATGGTATTGTAGAAAATAAGGTGACATCTTGATATAGTGCTGATACAGGTACAGTATGAGATGACGGAGATGTTATACTCGCACTACTTAATGCGCAATATTCAGCGTTGGTAAATGGAAATTTATACCACCAATATAAATCAGTAGTAGGATCATTACCTGTATTACCTGCTTTCATAGAAAGATAAACATTACCATCCGCTCCTAACACTACTGCTGTAGCATTATAGGTCGTTCCTATATCCCACGCTGCGGAAACATCTAATTTCCATCTTCTAAATTTAACAGCCTTATAATCAAAAGGAACATCTATATTGTTGTCTGTATCTATTCTTCTATATATAAAACCTTTAGTAGCACCATTAACTACATTAGTATCGGCATTACTGTGACTGTAATAAACTATATCTTGAGGGTATGTTGTACTTTGCGCAATAGGGGATAGTTGATTATTATAAGTGGCAGTAACAATTAAAGGATCTAATGATCCCGTATTAGTATCTGCTGTTCCAGGTATTGTATGTACAGTTTGATAATCTGTAATAAGATACTGTCTACCTTGTATTAAATCACTACCTGAAATAAGTGCTGCTAATTCAGCATATGTTACTTCATCTATTAGTTTAGTATATATCCCATTTGTTGTAGCTACTGTTATGTTATCTACTGTTGGATCTATTATTACTTCCGCAGTGATTGTTTGTAAGTCTGTACCTGATGCTGTAAAGTTTACAGTATCCCCGTCGTTAACTGTTACAGCTATATGGTCAGTACCACTTGATGCTGCTTCGGGTATTGTTACACCTAATCTTGATTGTATTTTCATTTGTTATCCAACTCTTATTTTGATAAATCTTGATGCGTAATCTTGCACATCGTTTACTAAATCTTGGTACGATGTTACGTTATGTGTATCTGAGTATAGCTGTAATGCAAAAGAAGATGAAGCTCCTTTGGTAATTACTGCAGGTATTGTTACAGTATCGAGTCTACCTGATATAAAAGCTTTAGCTGCTGTAGCATAAATAGTAGAGTCATTTGTATCTATGATTCTAAATTCTACGTCCGCAGCTCCTGCAGCAGAAAACGTAAAATTAAATACAACAAAATAATCTCCATCTGCTGATATAGTAGGTGAGTATATTGTTTGCCAAGATGCTGCTGCGGTATATGTTGTTTCTGTAACAGTTCTTTCCTGAGATGCACCTAAGAAAGTTCCTACTGCATCTGTAGACGATATTGTTACTCCTAATTTACTTTGTATTTTCATTTGTATTAATTATAAACTATTATTTCTATAGGTGTAAATAATAATAAACCATTAGTAGCAATACTTCCATCTGTAGAAGTTAGTATTTGACCAATACTATCTGTAACTATTACAGCATGTGATTTAATATGTACTCCAGTATTAACAACAGATCCAGAACTTAAAGTTGTAAATGTTTTTAATAATGTAAACAATCCAGTTGAGTTTATATTATATAAACCTGGACTAACATAACTAAAAGTAACAATACCTCCAAGTGTATTTTCTAACACTATAGCGGTTGGAGCATTTGTACCAGTTTGGCTTAAAAGTGCTCTGTATACTTTATATCCTAATGGTATAGTAACACCTAATTTACTTTGTATTTTCATATCTTATAATACGTTTGAAAATTTATCACAACAATCTTCGTTAGTCAATTTAACCCTTAGTGGATCTGCTACACCAACTAAACTATAAGTTGTACCACTTGTCTGATCTGTATTAAATACACTACCATCGTATAATTGCCAATCTATTGTAAATCCATCACATCCTTCAGTCCATAGTACTGCGTCACTACTTTGTTTTATGATACTTGCATAACAATTACAATCACAACCACCAGAAACGGGTATAGTAACACCTAATCTACTTTGTATTTTCATCTTAAGAGTTTATTTGTTAAGTTTTAAGTATTTACCCATATTGTATTAGTGATTTTATCACAACAATTACTTTTTCTAAAGACAACAAATATAAGTTCACTTGGATCAGTTGGTGTATATGTATTATCATTAGCCGTACCTGGGATTACTGGAAAATTTTCGTCTCCGTCATACTTACACCAATCCCACTCAAAATCATCACAACCTTCGTGAAACAGATGTACAACATCCCCAGGAGTTTCCTGTCTTATACTACCCCAACAGTTGCATGAACAATCGGTTGGTATTGTAACTCCAAGTCTACTTTGTATTTTCATTTTATTTATTAAGGATAAACTCTTATTTCTATATATTCTTCAATTTCAGAGTGTAACTCATATGGTATTTCAGATGAATCATACGAAACAAGTTGTACGGTGTCATTAGATAATCTAAATAATTTTAATCCTACTTTAGCATCTCCTCCAGAACCATTATATTGGGCTATCGCCCATGTTTTACCTAATGGAAATGCTGCCGCCAGAGTTCCTAAATATATTCCAGTACTTGTTCTTGTCCAAACAATTACTCCAGATAATGTATTTTCTAATACAGTTACAATAGGAGCATCTGTTAACACTTGCGTTAAAATAGCAGTATATATTAAATATGGCTTAGATATAGTTACACCTAATTTAGATTGTGTTTTCATTTATATATTTTTTATGCGCAGCTTCTACTTACATTAATATAATGTGTTCCTGGGGGAGCTGTAGCTTTTATGTCATATATCAAATTTGCGCCGATTATTCCTACATTTTCATACACATCTGTAGGATAAGATACAACTGCATAAGTAGGTGTAGTAAATCCTGTAGGACAAGTATCTGCAAATAAAGTTGCTAATGCTACTGAATTAGCTGTAGTACCTACTGTACCACTATCGTACACTGGAAGTGGATCTCCTTCGTTAACTACACCTGATAATGTAAATGGTGTCATTATACCATCTCCTGTTAGTGTAAGATTTATATCTGAAGTATCTGTTACAGCCATTGCTGTTGGAGTAACAATAAGGGGATCTCCTACTGTACCGTCACCCGTGGAGTTAGAACCTAATGCGTGATGAATAACGTCATCTCCCCAACCATCTCCATCTCCTGGATCTAAAGTAGCGTTTATTGTTACTTCGTTTGTATCTGTAGTTATTGTAACGTTTGTTCCAGCCTTAAGCGTTCTCGCTTCAAAGTTGAGACCTGTTTTTTGTTTATATAGTTCTCCATCTCCTGTACCTATATTAGACATAGTATTTGCTTCACCTTCTCCAAGATTTATACAATCACAATTTCTAACCCACACTTCTCCATCGTATGTATAAATAGATACTGCACCTGGATGTGTTACAAACACTACATCTCCTTCTGAAGGAGTATATCCTGCTGGTAACAGTAAAGTTACATCTGCTGGTAATATACCAGGTGGACAAGATGGACAAGGTATTGCTTCACAATCTTCTTCGCTACATATATGTATAAATCGAGTATCAGCTGCTGGATTACAATCTATACCATAACCAGAAGTAGCATCCCCATCAGCATTTCTTAAAACTATCCAACAATAATCAGAAAGAGTTAAAGTTGGATGTTGTGCTGTTAATACTGCTATATCTGCTAGTGATAAATCACTAAATTCTAATGGATATATTTTATGATCAAATGTATTTTTATCATCAATTATAGGAGAAATAGTAAAGGTTACATTACAACTAACTTGGAATTCATCTACACCTACTACACACCATAAATCGTATGTTCCTACTACATTTAATGTAGGATCTATATGTGTAAATTGACCTTTACCAGTTAAAGTATCCCAGCTAACTAGAACACCATTTGTAACACTCAATTCATTTAATCTCCATTCGGTTACTCCTAATGTACATTTAGTATCATTTATTGACACATCTATACACGCACAACCATTATCTGGATTACCTCCACCTGCTGGTGAACATTCCGAAGCAGCTGCTATTAATGTAGTAGTATTATTAATTAGATTTGAATCTGTAAGAGTTCCTGTAGCAGTATATTCTATTTCAAATGGTCCATCTAATATATTAGTAACAGTAACTCTAAGATATAGATATGTTTCTGTTTTACCGGGTAAAGATGGTATAGTCCATGTTAATGTACCAGGTACAAATGTACCTTGTGTATTACTATGTGAATCGTATGCAATACCAGCAGGTAATGCATCTATTACAGTTACTATATTTGTATCTGTATAAGATGATTCATTTTTTACTTTTATCGCATAAATAAATTTATCACCGTTTTGAGTATAGCTCATTATTATTATATTTTTTAAATTACTGATAAACCACCTGTAGTACTACCTAATATAGAACCACCAGTTATTAAACCTCCTGGTAATGAATCACAATCTCCTGTACATTTGTTACATTTTTCGTTACTAGCACAACTAACAGCTAAACAATTATTTTTATATACAATTATGATTTTACCAACAGCTGAAAGTATTCCACAAGCAACTCTATATGTAATTTCTCCTGATTCATAATTATTATTTACAGGAACAAAATCTATTTGAGTGGAACTTATAGTTACATTTGCTACATTTTTATATGATACTATACTATAATTAACAGGATTAGTACCACATTTAGTAATAATAGGAGTAATATCTATTTCTCCTGATAAATCACACGCAGTAACTGAATCTGATACAAGCATGTTTGGTGCATATATACAGTTAGAATTACATGGACTTGACGGCGGATTTAGCACCGTACATCTACATAGACTCATTATAAGTTATTTATATTGTTAATTATTAATTCTCTGTCACAGTAATTACACATGTAGCTGTAAAACCACCATCTGTTGATGTAAATGTAATTGTAGTGACACCTGCTGTATCTCCTACGTAAGTTACTAAACCTGAAGAGTTAACTGTAGCTCTAGTTGGTACAGAAGATGTCCAAGTACCTGTTTGCACAGCCCCTGAAGGAAGTACCGTAGCAGTAAGTTGCCTTGTAGCTGGAGTACCATCAAGTACTGTGCCTGTTAAACATCCAGTAATAACAACACCTGTTGCGCTAACATCTGGATCATTTGCAAAACCACATGTAGTAGTAATAGCTTCATCTATAGTTTGTAGTACAATAGAACCATCTATAATAAGTATAGCCATTCTATCATCTTGATCTCCAGATGATGGATTAAAGTTAGGTAAAACTACAAATCCCCTAGCATCTACATACGCTCCACATTCTGGATCATTATATTCGATAAATTCTACAGGAACTTTAATTCTACCTTTGATTCTAGAAGCTACGCCTCTAGCAAGATATAATCTATTATCTCTTGGATTGATTTTCATTTATATATTATTTTTAACATTTACAATTTAAGTGCTCAAACATTTTAACTAAAAGTTCATAATGTTGTATAGCTTTGGTTCGATTACAGATAATGGAGTTAGATTTTATAAATTCTATCTCTCTATATATTGGCCATATTTTATCGTTGTATTCTGTTATATCATGTTTTAACAATAATTTAGAATATGAACACATTATATGTATTAATATAGCTTCGCATCTAGTAAATATTTGTCCACAAACATCTATTTGAAACTCATATATACCATCATTACCACAACCATTATCAGAAGGAAGATCACAATAATTTATTATAGTTGATCCACCAACTCTAATATTTATTGTATTAGTTTTTTTACCATTTATAATAGTGATAGGATACTCTATTATTGGTTCGTTATATTCTGAAGTAATCCATTCTGATTTATCTATAAACAAAAGATAATCTTTTTTATATTCTATTATAAAATTAAAATTATCATTTGCTATACATGAACACTTCATTATCTATTATTTTTATTTTAAAAGTTGGGGAGAACATTACATTCTCCCCTTATATTATCAGCTATTAACTATTAATATACTTTACCGTTAGCATTAGGATACTCAGCAGTAGTTACTGTATAACCAGCTCCAGCATTTAATACTCTTTCTATTTGATCTTGATCTGTACCACACAATACTGTTTTAAATATTGTACCAGTTTCTCCAGAACAAGATACTATCCAAGGATTTATAATTGCTTCAAACTCTGTTCTAGCTGCTGTATTAGTAGAAGGAATCAAAACAGTTGTTCTAACTCTAGGTCTATAAGCAGCACCGTGAACTTTTTGATCTTTACCGTATGCAGAGTGATGAATATTATATGTACACAACCCATCAAGCGGACCACATCCAGCTAACAATCCATGCAACATCGCAGATGTTCTAGATCCTTTTAACAATTTGTTATATCTACCTACAAACTCATCATATCCATAAGAGAAAGGTTCGTTTGCTGATGTATCTTGTAAAGCTACTTTATGTAAAGCTTGATAAGCAAGATTTTTAGGTAATTTATATGGTTGCATTTCAAATACTTTGAATTTACCAATATTGTTATTGTTATAAGAAGTTGTAATTCTTATATCAGTATACAATGTTTTTTGATAACTATCAGGAGTATCACAGAATTTTTCCAATTCTATTGGTTTTGGAACTACTCTTAAGAAAGCACACATAGTTTCAGTAGTAGAAGATCCACAAGATCCACACTCACCATATTTAGTTACTGTTTTAGTAGGAAAATCTGTTTCACATGGAGTAATAGCATCACCTTCGAAACCTAACAATTCTATCGCTACACAAGAATTAATTAACAACTTAACACCATCGCAACACGGTTTACCAGATCCACTAAAAGTAGATGCATCTAAAGCATAACCTTTATCACCTAAAGCATCGTTAATAAGTTTAATAACTCTAGGTACTTGACCTACTCTTGTTAATTCTTCATCAGCTGGATCAGTAGTTAATGCAAAAGTAGTTGTAACAGCACTTCCTCCTGTACCTACTGTAATTCCTGTAATAGCCGCAATTGTATTACAACCAACACAAGCTGCTTCAGCAGTTGTAAAACAGAATTGATAATCGTTATCATGTAAAACATATACATGAAATGGTTTATCTTTTCTTTGATGATCTCTAACTCTCTTTATAAACGATCCTTGTTTAAGGATAGAGTTTTGAGCATCTTTACCGTTAAATTTATTAGATAAAGCACACGCTATTTCTTTACAATCTAATGGTTGATCGCAACCTGCGCAATCATCAAAATCGAATTCTACTGTTTCAGTCCACCTTTCGTAATCGTTATATTTATAAAAGTTCTCAGTATGACCTGTTCTAGCTTCTATAATGAGAGAAATTGGTTTACCTCTCTCCATACAACCAATACCTACATCTAGTATTTTAACTTGACCGCATTGTGGTCCTTCAGCAGTTACAGCTGTTAATCCAGCAGAATCTATAAAATCATAAGCGGATTTTCTTAAAACTTCTGCTACACCATCACCATTGGTATCAATACCTTGAGCAATAACTATTCTTGGATTAGTAGCGCATGTAGCACCGGGTCCAATAGATACTCCTGTATCAGCATCATATATTACTATTTGATTATCTAATACACCATTTATACCATATCCGCTAGCTGTTTCTATAAATACGGCTTTACCAGCAGGATATAGAGACAAATCTTTTGCACCGATTAAATACTTTTCAAGTACATTTCTCATTCTTTAAAATTTGTTTATTTATTAATTAATTTGATTTCTTTCGTTGAATAATATAGAATCTATATTTTCTTTGTAACTATCATCAAAATCTCTTTTGATAAGATATACAGCTACATCTGTAAATTTTCTCCATAATAATGGATCATCTATTAGTAAGTGTTTATTTTCTGTGGGTGTTTCTCCATCAGCATTTACATATATACCTTTTGCATCGCTTACATTAGCTACATCAGGTATCCATTTGATATAATCTATATAAGCTTCTTTTATAACAAGAATATTATTATGATATATATTTAAACCTTTACTATCTTCGTTACTAAATGATTCTCTCCAGTGAAAATTTGGAGTCCATTTTGGATCTCTTATAGATTCTTCTATTTTATGAGTTTGGATATTATGTAGAAATATATCATCTATTTTATCACAAACTTTCGAGTTACCTATTGCTCTTCTATTTAAAGTAGAATAATGATCTTCTGGTAATTTAAATATAGCTGTTTTAGAATTTGTTTCTAATAAATCAAGCTTTTTGTTTTTAACTTCTAAACTTCTTAATCTATTAGATATTGTAGTATTTCTTTCAACTATTGCGTTATAATTTTCTAATATAATTTCTTTAGCTTGATTTATATATCCGTCTATATCTACTACACTAATATCAGATTTCCAATCAGAGTGTACTCTGTTTAGTTGTCTATTTATTTCATAATGTAGTTTACCAATCTTAATCATTAAAAGTTTGTTAAATTATCTAACGCTTTTTCTATTCTAAATAATACATCAGAATTATCAGGTTTTAACAAAAATGTTGTTACTTGTTGTTTATCTTTTCCGATAACAGCTCCAAAAGCAGTATAACCTACATCTTTATCTCTTTTTAATACCCCAGCACTAATTGCTTTTTGTATTGTTTTTCTTATACTAAGATCTTCAACATCTGATTCTGCTGTTCTTATAAAATACTCTTGTTTAGTTGTTCCAGAATCTGCGTATTTATTTACGTTATCTTCTATAGCTTCCCACAATACATCTTCTACAATTGCTGAATCTGTTCTTTCATCTTTTATTAATCCCATCGCCATAGCTACCATTAACTTACGTTCGTCGCTCATAGCATCTAACAAGCTTATTGCTTTTTTCTTGTTATTTCTAGCATCTTTTTTAACAACAGCATCTATTTCTTTATCTACTATAACATATTTAGCTCTACCTGTTAATGCTGGATTTAATTTATCACCACTAACTTGAAATCTACTATTTGCTAATGCACCTTCGTACATCAATTTATGTTTAGCATTATCTAATTTTAATACACCTTCTCCTTCTGTAAATGTTATTTTAAGTAACAAATTATTAAAGAATGGATCATTCATATTATAAATATCGCAAGTAGTAATCATTTTACCGTAATCGGGATGCTTTGTCATATCGTTTAAAAGATTACAAGATTTAACTAAATCGTTTAACTCTTGCGAATTTTCTTGAAATCCTTTTAACATCCATTTTCGTTTTTGGGATGAAAACGCTACAGGTCTTTCAACTTGATTAGAATTTGGTAATCTTTGTTGTTTGTAATTACCTAAACTTCTATACTCTGTTTTACCATCTACTGTTTTTTCGTTTATCTTTTCCATATTACCTATAATAGATGTAAATCTTTGAGATAACGGAGATGGTTTAATTGTTACTATTTTTGACATTCTTACTTACTTTTATTATTATTTTAAAAAATGGTGCTCGGTATTACACACCTTTAATTTTGTCCTAAGATAACTATAACGCCTTACACGATGGTGTTTTAAGCCCGATAAGATAATATACCGATTATTTTTATTAATATTGTACCGCAGGTAATATCATTGCGCACAAATTAACATCTTTTATTCTAACTCCGAAAGAATCTGCAGCTACAAGTTCATAAGATCTTCGAGTATGTGATGCTGTAAAACCAGCTCTATTTGTTCTACCATTGATTGGACCAGCAGGAGACCACGTACCACATATGTATGTAAAGATTTCAGAATCTTTTCTCTTAAGTAATTCTACATTACCGTGAGAACCTAATCCATAATCCATAATAAAATACATATAAGATGTAAGTGGTAAACCAGTATCTGGATGCACAATACCACCATTAAGCTCTCTATTATCTAGTAATGGTAGGTGAACAAATTTTAAAGATCCAAATGGAAACAATTCTACTTCTAAGAAAGAGTTTTGTTTAATTTTAAATCCTTCTCCACCCGCACCTGGATATTTAGAACCTCCAGATACCCATTTATCAAATGGTACTTGTACGTTTAATCTTGTATACAACTCTCTAATAGCTCTATCAGCTTGAGTCATACCCATTCTACCTGTTTGTATAACAACATTAGAATTTTCAGGAGAAATAGTATCCCAACCAACTTCTTGTAGAAAATCTACAATCATATCGATTGAAAAGTTACCAAGTGGATATGTGATTACGTTAGAATCTTCCATAAACTCCATAACTCCTGGACCCATTCTTCTATGATATCCAGATGATGGATCTATAATTGTTTTACCAATAGCTCTACCATACCATGACATCAACTCTTTTTCCCACTTAGATTGTGCTAAAAATTCTGCCTCTATCCAAGATATAATTTGATCTGGAAACTTTTTCATAGGTAAACCGTTATCATCTTTAGCTACAACTCTCAATCTTAATTGATCTGCTTTGTTTGTAACTTCTACTCTTTTACCCCATTCACTAAGATCAGATTTAAATCTAATATAAGAAGTATTACCTTCAAAATACATAGAACCATAATCGTTTGATTGCTCACCATAAGTAGAACCTATTTTAATCCATTTAAGACCTGGTTCTAACAACTCTGGTTCGAAATATGCTTCATGAGATATATCTGCTAAAACAACAGTATATATGAAATCTTCGATACCATCTTTAACAGGTAAGTATTGTACAACAACTTGTACATCTTTAGCAATTTCAGGTGCTAAAATATCACCCGGAGTATAACCTTCGAAATCAAGTTTAACTTGAAACTCTTGGTGATTATGTCCAGGATATTTTACACCTGGCATAACGTTTTCTACTGCTAAAGTTTCTACTCTACCAGAACCTTTTAAGCTCCACTCTACTTCATCAGAATCTACTTCTCGTACTCTACCTTGTCCAATTAAAGAATCCCATAGAGTAGTTTTTTTACCACTTAGTGCTGGCATCGCAGAAGCTGCGTATTGCATAACTTTATCTGTAAGATCTACAGATTTTTTCATACCCTGGTGGGTAGCTAACAAAATATTCTCATTTACATAATTACCCCATTTGATATCTTTTACGGAGTCTTTATATATTTCGAATTTAGTAGGAATTAATCTAGCCATTTGTAATTTTAATTATTTAATTAATTATAAATCGAGATATCCATTATAGATAACTCGTTTTGAATCTCGTTTATTATTTGTTCTATTATCTAGAACTTTTAGTATTTCTTCGTTAGATGCTTTTTTTGCTACTTCAACTAGTTTAGTAAAATCAAAACCATCTACTAACAATTGTGCAAAAGCTATTTGTTGTTCTAAATCTCTTCCGAATTCTTGATACTTTATATTATATAAGGTATCTTTAACAAATACTTTTTTACCTTCATTAGTTATGTGTTCTACAGTTTCTGTAGGACTATAAATAGCATTGTATAGTTTCTTCTTATCTCTAATTGGTAAACCTTTCACAATACCTTTATTTATTATATCTTGAGCTTTTTGTTTGGTTTCAGCAACCATTCTATCGTTTTGCTCTTTTTCTAATTTCTTTTGAGCTAATGCTCGATCTATATATTGTTTTTCTAGTTTCTTAAACTGATCAATAGTAGATTGTGCTCTATCGTATAATTTACCTTTATCTTTTAAAAGTTCGATTATATCTTTTCTTTCATCTGTATCAGTAATACCTTTTTGTACTAATCCTGCTTCTACTATATCTTCAAGATCTTTTTCGTCCGTATCGTCGTCTAACTCTATATCTGAAATTTCTTTTAATTTCATACCTTGTTTAACAACTTCAGCATCTCCACCTTGTATAAGATAATTTATATATTCTGCAGCACCTTGGTATCTTTCTTCTAATACTTGTTTTTGTTCTTCAGTAGCTTTAGTTATACTTTGTTTAATAGTATCTATTAGCTCTTTAGGTTCCATATTTTTTTTGATATCTTTAACATCAAACGGTATAAGATCTGGATCTTCTTGTTTTAGTGCTAAAGCTACTAATGATATATCTGAGTAATCTTTATATTGATCATCACTATCATCGTCGTCATCATCTTCTGAAACTTCTTCTTTAACCTTTTTAGTTGGTTTAGTAGTTTCTACATCTTCTTGATCATCTTCTTGAGTATCAGTATTATCTTGATCATCATCTTCATCATCAACATCTTCTATATCTGTATCGATATCTTCCGCAGTTGGTTCATCACTTTCGAACCATTCGTTTATAGAATCGTTTATTAACATTGATCCTGATTGGACATCAAATTGTGCTTCTGGTTTTGTCATCTTACTTTTTTCTAATTACTAGCGCAAAAGTAGAAACTATAAATATTTTAATGTGTGAATTATATTGTTTTTTAGAAAAAAAATCTGTCAAACTATGTAATTTTGTTACAAAATATTTTGTAATTTCTAATTTTTTGCTATAGGTTATTTAATTATTTACTAACTGTTGGTTTATTTTTTGCTTTTATTCTTTCTATCTCAAGTTTGTTTTTAAACTCTTGATCTTTTAACTCTCGTTGTAATTCTCTATCTTTTTCGTTTTCTTGTACTTCTTTCTCTTTGATAAACATTTCTTTTTGTAATGTATCTAACTGCATATTTTTATCCGCATCTTGTTGTTGTGCAAATTTTGTAGAATCTATTGCTACAACTTGTAACTTATTATCTCGATCTTTTTGATTCTCAGAAGCTTCGAATCTCATCATCATTTCTTGCATCTCTTTTTTCATAGCTTCTATTTGTTGTTCTTGTTGTTGTTGAGCTTTTTGCATCTGTTCTTGTTTATCCATCATTTTTTGCTCAGCTCTTTCTGCGATGTTTAAAGCATCAGACATATTATTAGCTAACTGTAATCGTATAAACTCAGGAAACGTAATCATCTGATTTTGTATCATAGCTTGTCCTAAACTTTTTATGTTGTTTAAGGTATTAAAATCTTCAGCATTATTTCTAAGTACAACACCAATCTCAGCAAGATCGAATAACTCTTTATCTAATTCTAAATCTGCTCTAGACATATCATCTAGTATATAACTAGCAATAAAATCATTATCTTTTAATGCTGCTCTTTCGTTTAGAATATGTCTATTAAGTACTCTTTCTATAATTTCATTATGTAATGTAAATATATCTTGAGTTTGATATGTTGATTGTTGTATATTTTCTTTTGTATTGGTTACAGCTGCTTGTGGTACTATTTGACCTAATCTAGCTGGATTATAACTCATAGCTAATGCTGCTTGATTTCTATACCAATCTAATTGTTGTAAATCTGCCGCAATATTTTGGAGCTGTGATAACTCCATAGCTTTAAACATTTGACCATCTATACCATTTATATCTTCGTTAGAAGAATCTATTGGTAATATATGACCATATTTAGCCATCATTAACCATTTACCCCAACTCCAATCTTTAGGTTTTAAACCAGTAGCTACTGCAATAACATTACCAATATCTAAAGATTCTCTTTCTGTTACTTTAGCTAATTTTATATTAAACTTATCTTGCCACGGTTTACCTAAATCTAGTGGTGCTACATTTTCAGTATTACCAAATAGTTTAGAATACTCAGCACCCATAAATGATATTTTGATATCATGTGGATTATTTATACTTCTGTATTGATTAGGTGATGCTCCTTTATTAAAATATAATGCATCGTCTCCTACACCAACTTTTTCACACATATATGATTTTGGTAACCATACTTCTCTAACTCTTATATCTTTAGATGGATTCTTTTCGTAGTTATCTGATACCCAAAATTGTGTATATTTATTTTTTTCTCTGTCATATCTATCAACAAGTTTTAATTTATCTAAAGATTTAAATACAACTTTTACTCTTCGTATACCTTCTACTTCAGCATAACTACCAGAACCAAACTTATTATATAACTCTCTTAAAAATTGTTGTCCTTCTTTTGTACCTAAATGTGGAGCAGTATCAAAGAACCCCGTAGCATTATCAAATTGTGCTACTCTAGTATTCATAGGTTCTGGAAACTCTCCTCTATTATATCTTGGACTACCTTGTTGAAAATGTATTTTTTCTAATTTTTTTAACATAGATGGTGTCATTTCTGCACCATGATCGTTAAATAGTTGTGGTATTGTAATATATTCTTCATATACTCCAAAATCCATATCTTCTATAAAATGAGCATCAGATGGACCACCACATCTAAAACCTATTGGGTTTAATATTCTAGTATACGCTTTATTGTTTCTTATACCTGTATCGTATATTTCTTTACCAGATATAATGAGATGTTTAAAATTCTCATCTGTCCAGTACTTTAACTTATCCCTTCGAATTATATATTCTGTTATTTGTTGTAGTTGCATCTCAGATGGAGATTTGTACTCGTCAGCTAAATAACGATCTATATCTTTAGGAGTCATAGCTTTTCTACGCTCTTCTATTTGTTGTTGTGCTTCTTGTTGTTGTTCTGGAGATAAAGATTGCATATCTTTTACTTGATTTTGCAACATCCACTCTTGATATGCTTGTTCTTTTATAGGATTAACAATAGTTTCGTTTAACCATTGTTGTCGTAGTTCTAATTTTTTCTTTTTCTTAGCGTTTACATTACTAGCAGAAGAATCTGTAACTATTGGTTTAAAAGACATCAATTGTTGTTGTCCGTGTAATGATTTACCTATTGGTATAAGTATATCGTGATGTGGTATATCTTCATCATTAAAATATAAACCTTCTTCTTGTAAAAGATTAGAACTAATTGGAGACGAAACGGTAGTTGATTCTATACCTCTACCATTCCATAATCTATAGTTTAATAATACTTTTTCTAGATTTATATCATCTCCATTTAGATCATAACCAACATCGTAGTAATCGGTCCATTCTTCTAACCATCTCCAATCGTTAGCTTTTTTCTCTCTATAAGATACTCTGTGTTGTAAGGTGTCTATACCTTTTACAGGTACTCCTAAATAATGTTTTGCTTCCATTAATAGTTATAATATGGGTTTGTAGTTTGTTTTGATTTCAATTGATTATAAAAACTATTTAAAGTTTCTTTTGCTGCTGTAGAAGCTTTTTCTACAGGTATTTGTTTTTCTTGTGATAACCATAACATCAGTAGTTTTAAAGATGATACGTGGTCACTATTTACATCTCTAGAATATTGTATTAGTTCTAATAATAATCTAGGAGATTTTAACTTGTGAAGGTTTAAATATTGTACACCTTCTTTATTTGTTTTCCAAGGTGTAAGTAACCATTGTCGTATAAGCTGTTCTGCGTGCTCATGTAACGCTGGAGATGTCATATCGATACCTACATCATATTTCTTACCAGGGTTCTTTACAGCTCTTGATATAGCATCCATAGGTTTAGCTTGTAATAAGTTTATTCTACCTTCTCGTTTACAATATCTAATAAAATCTGGTATATTTGTTTCTACCATTATTTTAGCATTATAGTATAGAGCTAGTTTAACACATATTTCGTGCATATCTTCTACTAAATCTGTTCTACCTATATACTCAGCTACTACATCATCAGATGCTCCTAAAGCCCAATCATTATCTGATACACCTTTATAGACTAAAATAGAAGCAAGAGATGTACCTGTACCATCATCTTTAATAGGGTCATATACAACTTTATATAAAGATACTTTTCTAGTTGGATCTGGTATATCTTCTTCTGGTGATTCGTAAAAAGAAATACAACCTTTTATATTTCCTTTATACTGATCTAGATTTGTTTGTAATATAGGTTTTAATTTGTTATTTATATCTGGTACAAGTCTTACACCTTGTTTATTATCTTTCCATTCTAGTACTCCTCTATATGATATAGATTCGTATATTTTTTTAACTTCTACTTCTGTTAATCTATCTCTCAGCATTGCTGTTGGAAATACATTTGCGGTAGCACTTAAAAACATCTCAGATGGTACTAATGGTCTAGCCATCATATAACCATCTAACGCAAGAGAATTATCAGCATTAGCTTTTATTTTACGCTGATACATCTCTTCTTCGTATGCTGCTTCTATATCTTGATTACCATTTTCATCTCTAAACGAGTTATCAGTATAATATGCTGGTAAAAAGAATCCAATTGGTTTTTTTCTATTCTCCCATAAATCAGGAAACTCTAACATATCATATGTAGCTGGATCTTCGAAGATAATTTTTGGTTCTAATATTCTTTCTATATTACCTGCTGTACCTACATATAATGCCGAACCAAACTTATTCTTACGTATAAAAGTTGTTTCGTTGCTATTTGATAATATAGTATTATCTTCTCCTAAAAAATATGGATCTTCTTTTAACTCAAATCCATAATATTTACCTATTTTATCTTTCTCTATTTTTAAACCTTGCATAAATGTACACTGATGTGTATTTACTTCTGCTTGTTTATGTTTTGTTTTTGTAGGTATTCTATGTATATCTCCACTAATAGTAATATGTTTACCTAATAAGTGATGTTTTTTATAACGTACTATATCACAAACACTAGTTTTAAAACCTAAAGAGTTGCTTAAAAATTTTATTTGATCTACTAGTTTATCTCTTCCTCCTACATATATTACAAAATTTCTTCCACTTTTTCTATTACAATAGGTACCATCAGTATCTATAATTCCTGCTAATAGTTTTAATCTATCTTCTTCTGATGATTTTAAATAATCTTCTGGAATTTCTTTTTTATTTAATATATTATAATGTCTTAAATATCTTTTTATATAATTTTTTTTACTGTCTGTATTATTTATAGATGGATAAAATGTAGGTGTTTTTTTAGATCCTGATGTAGTAGTTGTTAACCCTAAAGAATTAAAGTAATCTTTAATCCATTGTATCATTTCTACTGTATTTTCATTTATATCCGCTACTATAGCACCACCTCTTGCAATACCATCACCTATAAATAAACCAAGATAATAAGGATCTAACAATAACTCTTTTTTTGAAAATTTTATTAAATTAGATTTTAAACCATATAAACCTTTTTTTCTAGTTTTTGAAAAATTATATATATCTTCTGCTGTACTAACTCTAAAACCATCAGATGGATAATTTATTCTTTGATAATATATAATATCATGTTTACTATTAACAGTATATGAAATAGATCCTCTTTGTTTTATAGTATATAATTGATCTATTCCAGAATATATATTATTTACTGTTCTAACAGTTCCATCAGAACCCATTACTAAATCATTTTTTACTATATCTTCTACATTTTTTAATGTAGTATCATACATTCTAATTTTTGTTCCTTCTGCGTAGCATTTATGTACATCAAGTAGATTAGCTACTAATCCTATCTCTTCTATTATCGAAATAATTGGACCAGTACCTACAGATGCTTCTGGATTATCTTGATAAGTAACATGTATAATCTTGGTACCTTTACCACCTTTTTTCCATATACCACCTTCTACATAATCGTATTCGTTTCTATATGGTGATTTAGAATTACTTACTGTTAATGATCCTTGTGTATTTTGATAAAACCATCCTGGTATAAAAGCATCGTTTTCTCCATAAGCACCATAATTATTTTTTTGATACTCCTGATTAAACGAAAACTTTTTAAGCATATCTGCACTTTTACCAAGTACTGAACCTACTACTATTTCTGGACCTTTTATTATGTTGAAGTAATTACTATCAAAATATACAGCACCATGAAAATTAAAAGTATGAGATATTATACCCATTAACCAAAACGATTTACCTTGTCGTCTTGATGTTAATCCCATCATGTTTTTAGCTACATTACCATATAATGGTTTACCTAATGGTTTATCATAAGTAGCATAAAGTATATCTCTAGGTTCTTTATATTTTTTATAAGTACCGTCTGGTTTAGTTATATTTTTAGCTACTTGTAATCTAAGTTTATCTTTTGTAGTTAATAATTCTCCACTTTCTAGTTTCTTTACAAGAGTATTACAAGTAAATTCTGTATCATCTAAAAATCCACTAAAACCTCTACATATTAACCAGTTATAAAAGAATATCCATTCGATATCTCTTAGTATTGGATTTATAACTTTAGAAGCATTCGTTTCTTCATCTTCGTCTTCTATAACACAAAAGTTTATATAATAGTAAAGTGGTCCAGAGATATATCTCCAACCACCTTCTTTACCATTACTATCTAAACCCCAAAAACCTTCTATTGATCTTTTCTCTTGTTCTTCCCAATAATCTATATAATCCTGTGTTTCTGGATGATGATTAGGATGATCTCTTACTATAAAATCCTTTATATTATATAATAAAGGAAATAATCTTACTACTGTGTTCGCCATTTTGTTTTACTCTTTCTTTCTAATTATATCTAGAAAACCATCTAACTGTTCATATCTTATATGACCAACAGCTACTAAGTCTTCTACATTATCTTCGAATAACGATAAACCTAATATAGGTAATGATCGTAATCCTTTTGTTCTTGCTTCTTTTAATATTTGATCTTCTGTAGATCCTGGAATTATATTATGATCTACATCTATATATTTATATTCGAAATCTTTTGTTTCTAATTTATCTATTTTAGATTTTAATACTTGACACGGCATACATTGCTGTCGCGATAACTGATATAATATTATACTCATTTTTTTCTTTTTTCTCGTATTGATTGTTGAGCGTTACCTCTTAAATTAGTTTTAGATTTAGCTTCTATCATTTTTTCTTTTACAGATTCTAATGCTTTCCACATTTTATCTAACTTATCCATAATCTTCATATACTGATCAAAATCTTTATCACTATCTGATAAATTTAATCCATCTAAGTGAGCAGTTAATTCTTCAAACTTTCTCACATGTATTCTAAATAAACCTTCTTCTTTTGTAAGTACATATTTAGAAAAATCAGATACAAGAGTTTTATAATCTTCTGATGTAACATCTATATTATAATAAGATTTTTGTACTTCTTTTACTCTTTCATCAAAACCTATTATTCTAGCTAATGGATTTTCTTCAGCATCTACTTCTTCTATCATATACATAGCCCAACAAGTTTTAGATGCTACATCTTGTTTGTTCTTCTTATATAGCTGAGCAAACATACCTATTTGTGATATAATAGGATTTTGATCTTTAAAATCTAAACTAGGATTACCCTTTATTGCTGACATTTTCTATATCTTTTTTACTTTCTACATATTTTTTAAAATCTTCTTGAGATTTTATATATCTTTCTAATTTTGCTATTGTTTCTGGATTAGTTACTACTACTGTTTTTATTTTATCCATAATTTATACAGTTGCTGCTTTAACCGCATACATCGCAGCTGTTTCATAATATGTAAGTGCTAATACTTTTAACCGCAACCACTCTTTAACTGTTTCATCGTCCCATTTAGGATTACTTGCTGCTTTATCTACAAGATCTATAAGATCTGCTGATCGTAATTTAATAGCATCTACATAATCTTTCTCAGATCCTGCTGGATTGAAATCTACTCTTACTCTTCTTTCTCCTAATGTTTTCATTATTATATTTGTTTTTATTTGTTGTTTATTTTTATTACTGCATATAAAGAATTACTATCTGGTATAACAGTAAATATCGTTTCTTCACTAGATATATCCATATTAACTAATTCTTTAATTATATTTTTATCTATATTAGATATATATAAACCTATAAATTCTTTGTTTTCTATATTAGTTTTAGAAAATTTAACATCCATTTTGCTTATTTTATTTTTCCAAAAATTTTCTATCTCGTCTTCAAACTTTTTCATATTATCGAAATATTCTTCTAAAGCTTTTTCTATTTTATCCATTCTTCATCTTTATAATCTGTTAAACCACATAATTCGTTATTATAATTTAAAGTTATTTCTTCTCCTACTTTTATACTTCTTAAAGTTTCTAATTTATAATAAGATCTTTTTCTATTATTGTTACTATATTCTAATACCATTACTAAAATACAGTTAGGATATTTACTATGATTTATAAAACCTCCAAAATTTAATCTTTGCAATTCTTTAGCTAAATTTTTTTCATCTATAATTAAATGAGAATAACAACTTATAATAGTTTTTATATCTATATCTTCTGTAGCAAATACACCTAAACCATGTATAGGACTTTCTTTTATTGTTAAATTATCTGGTAGTGGTTTATAACTCATATTCTTTTATATTTGAAAACAACTTTAATATATCTTCTCTACTAAATAATAAATCTTCACCTTTAATAAATTTTGCTACATCTGTATCTGATACTCCTAATTCTGCTAATCTAGATGCCCATAATAATGTATCCTTATATATTTGTTTAATATATATGTCATATTCTGGTAAACTAGTAGATACAGAAACAGCCATTTTATGAGCAACTGATAATCTAAAAGATGGTAACATATATATTTCAAAATCTTTTAAATACCATAATAAATCAAAACCAGACGAATTCATAGAATCTAGTAAAAATATTTTTATTTTACTTTTATATTTTACTAGTTTATTTATTAATATAGAAACATAACATGGATGTCCACCAGCAGTTGATAGATATACATCTAATATTTCTTTTTTATCTAACTCTTTTATTTTAGATTCTAACTCGTTTGAAAACTCTTTTATAGAATCTTTATCTATACGATCATCGAATAATATCATCTTTCTTCTTTTCTTTTCTTGTTATATCTGTATATGTGTATATTAATAATAATATCATTATACTAACTATATATATTGATGGTTTATTATTACTAGCTATTATAGATAATGCTCCAGTTATAAAACCAACTATATATGGAATTATTTTAGTCTTCATCTTCTAAAACGGTTATATCACCTAAATATACTAATTCGTGTGATTCCATATCAAAGTATCCTATACCTGGTAACATTGGTTTACCATTATCATCTTCTGCTATACCTTCTGGAAAAAATACTATATCGCTATTTGGTGCTATACCTTTCGTACTTTCTTTAAACTCTTTTAATGTCATAATTTATTTTGTTTATAATTGAGTAGATAACAGGAGTTGAACCTGTGTAAAAACTTTTGCAGAGTTCCCTATAGCCGTTCTAGCATATCTACATTTAGCGGAGTATAGGAGAATCGAACTCCTAGCACATCATAGACAGTGACGTATATTAACCATTATACGAATACTCCGTGGTAAAACCTATACTATATATTCTTTATATAATTTAAGTGTAATATTCTGTGTTTTCACAACATCAACAGGAATTAAATACATATTATTTTCCAAATCAAAAGTACAAAAAAAATCTATATCTTCTTTTGTATAACGTATTTTTGATTTCTTTCCAAACGTACTTCTTGTTCTTGCTGTTGAATATGCATTACATACATCAGTTTTTCTTTCTAATCTTGATGTTTTACATTGTACTTTATATAAAATTTTTTCTAAATTTTCTATAATTAAATCACATTTAGATCCATCACCATATGGTGTAAAAACATTATAACCTAATTCTAGAAACTTTAAAATTGCTTTTGTTTCGGTTATCGCTCCTTTTCTTACTGTATCTTTCATAATTTATATTATTTAAGCACTACAATTTTCACAAGCTTCATAACTATCTCCTGTTTGTGTTAATCCTAATTCTATCTTTATTTCTAACTCTCTATCTTTTAAATCTAACTTTTCCATAAAATCGGTAACATTTAATAACTTTGCTTGTATATCTAATAATTCTTCGTATAGTTTATCTTTCATAGTTTTGTTTTAAAAAACAAAGGGAGTTTGAAGATTTCTCCCTTTGTTAGTTTGGTAGGAAGATTGCGGAGTCTACGCATCTTATTTAATTACTAATTAGCAAGATTATGCTTATAGTAGTAATTAGAAAGGATTAAAATATTTTTACTTTACCTTTAAATGTTAACTTCACTTTTGATTTGTTAGGATTTGTTTTTTTATCCATACCATCGTGAATAAATAGATCTTCCTCATCTTCCACAAATACATTCATATATTTACTAAACTCAACTGTTCCAGATGGATAGTGTTTACGTGCTGTACTCATATCTATACTTGCTGCTACGTTTTCTGTATATACTGCTGTAATAAGGTTACCTTCTACTTTAGCTTGTGCTGTACAACCACATCCTGGTTCTATATGCACAACAGTAGATGGATCACCTTCAAATTCATAACTAACTACATATTGTTTAGTTGGTTCTAATACTTCTTCAAATACGTAATCTGGTTGTTTAAACGATATCATCTTTCTTTTCTATTTTTACGTTAAATACTAATTTATTTTCTTTTAATAATTCATCTAATTCTTCATCTGTTAGAAATACTCCAAACTTACCAGCACTACATGAATCAGTTACACCATTCATTCTACCTTCTGTATCGCATCCACAGTGTTTACATTTACCTTCTAATAAACAATCTGTACATTTAGCAACTCTATAAGAGTATTGAAGTAATTCGTTTTTAGTAAGATAGGTATTGGTTTCTTTAAAGTATTTTAATTGTTTTTTAAGTATCCAAATATAAACAGCTTTCCATCTAACAGGAGAGAAAATATCTTTCCAAGAATATCCTTGTTTATATCTAAAGTTTAATAAAACTAATAAAACTATAATTACTAAAACTAATAATATCATTTTTTACTTTTACTTTTTTTTATTTTTATATCTTCCTTTTCTACTGTTATATTAGCTGTATCTTCTATTGTTTTTGGTTTGGAAAGTTTGTTGTATAAGTATTCTATATACTGTCTATAGACTTCTGGATAATTATACTGTATAACTCTTAAATAAAAACTATCTGCTTTACAATTTATATGTTTTCCTATAACAGGATACTGATAATCGCCACAAGCATTCATATTCTTATTTTCTCTATTTTTTATAAATTTAGATTTATCAGAGTATAGAACTAACTTTTTATTACAACTAAAATCTTCACCATCCCCACAACCAGAATCTCCCCATGCGTTTTCCGGGTTTTCCGGGTTTTTAAATAATCCTTTAAACCATCTATGTTCGAAATACGCTTCGGTTTCTCCTACTATTCTACAAACATATGTATAACCATCTTTTACTATTATATCCCCTTCTTCAAACTTACTCATAACTCATTTATTTTACTTAACAATAAAGAACTTCTTAAACAAAATGTGTGCTGATCATCTATATTTGTATCGGTAAAAGGATCTTTCTGATACATGTATTGTATCCACTCACTCAATCTACCTACAAATACAGCTGGTTCTGGTACTTCTAGTTTTAAACTAGGTTGTTCTCTAACCGCTTTCTGATATGCTAACCACTCTTGTGATTGTACTGTTTTACACATCACAGAAGGTATCATAATAATATCTCCTGGAAACAAATCAGAATGGTTACTAGCTACTACTTTAGCTACTGGATACACTCTATGATAACCTGCTGTTTCGTTTTCTAAAATAAGAAAATTAGATTTAGGTATTTCGTTATAGTAAAATACTTTAATGATTACATGATTATCTGCAATAGGTGTATGACCTACATAATCTCTCTCATGTGGAGTATCTAACCACTCATCATATAATACTTTAACATCTGCTTCTCTTTTTAATCTTCTATCTACTTCTGCTTGTATTTCTTCTGGTGTTGGTATTTTAGCTAATTCTTTCATAGATTTTTCTAATGCGTGTTTATCCATATGATGATTAGTGTTTGTCTGTACACCATTTCTTTTAATCATTTTAGCATCACCTATTGGATTTATACTACCTCCTTTACTTCCTATTATTTCCATTTTTAATATTTATATGTTCTTTTTGTTGTAGCATCTCTAAATTCTACTGATGCTGGTTTTGTTTTAATTCTTAATATATCATTTATCTTATCTTTTACTTCTTGAATCTCATCTATATTATAGAGAGACTCTCGGATATAACCTCCAGCATGTGTATCTGGTTTTGTTCTACCATCTTGTAAAACTGCTAAATAATTTATAAGAATGCTCAAATACATTTCTGTATTCATGTCTTCGATATCTCTTAACTTGTTTATCATTCTTCTTCGTTATATGAGTTTATAAATTTTTCTAACTTACTTTTTTGCATCTTAGGTACTGGGTATAATTGACCTTTGTACTTAAAATATATATTACCTTTTAAATGTGCTTTCCACGCTTTCTTTAGATACGTTTTATTATTAAAATCTGGATTGATTATCTCTCCATCTTCGTTTTTAGAAAACTTCTGTATTGCTAAAGTATCTGTGGATAACGCAAATATCATTGGATCTTTATTTCTTTCTTTCTTCATTTATTTTATTATTTACTTCTTTTTCTATATCTATAAACTGTTGTGTATATTCTATACATTCTTCTTTACATAATCTTTTATACGCTGCTACATATTTTTCTAATCTATAATAATACTCTATTCTACCATTATGCTCTACAGCATATTTATATACGTTTAATATCTTATGTTTTAAATACCCTAAGTTCGGTTTAAATCTACCCCAGTTATGAATCAAAACATTAGGATAATCATCATCACCTAGCAATCTTTTTATTTCTCTAAACACATGATCTACAGATGCTATTGTATGTGATTTATTTACTCTATACTTAGAAGACAAATTATTAAATACATCATCAAATTTATCATACATTATTTAGATATTTTTAATGTGAAATTAAACTTCTGTTCTAATGGTATTTTCTTTTTAGAATAATCTAATGCTGATAATAAATTTAATCCATCTACTGTTTGTATTAACCAACCTTTCTTTTTAAGAATATTTCTATATGTATAAACATCTGTATGTTTAATATCCATTATCTTACATATTGCTCTAACCATTTCTGTACTCTCTAAAGAGTAACCTTCGTTAGATAAAACAATACTATTAACTAAAAACTCTTTTTCTTTCGGTCTTAAATAAAACTTAGCAGGAAGTTTTAGTAATAGTGTAAGATCTATTAACGTTGTTAAAAATTGCTGCTTAGATTCTAATTTTATTATATTCATTTCTTACTTTTCTGGTGCAAAGGTAATACAAATATATTTTATATTTAGCACTGTTAATTATATCTATATTAAAAACTTAGATTATATTACCAGATATATAAAAATATATTAGTATATTTGCACAAAATATAAAATAATGAAAAGTAAAATCATTTTTAACAGTAAGTCACACACTTATACATCGGGTAAGAAAATACAGTATAGTTCTGTAAGTTCTTTAATAGGTAAATATAAACAACCGTATAATGCAGAATATTGGAGTTTATATAAAGCATACGAAAGAGTATTAGGAGATAAGTTTAAAGATCTAAAAAGGGGTTATAAACTACAAGATAGTTCTTTATTTAAACACCTTAGAAACTTTGCAGACGAACAAAAAGTACTAAAAACACAAATAGAAATACTTAAAGAGTGGAAAGGTGAGAAAGATAAATCCATTATAAAAGGTAATGAATATCACACTTTTAAAGAAAATCAAGCAATATCATCTGGAGTTTGTTTAAATCCTTTTAGTGATTGTAATTATCCAACAGTAGAATCTACTAAAATAACAGTAAAAAATAAAGTAGAATACAGAGAACCTACTGTAGATGAGTTATACGATTTAGTAGATGGATTTCATCCAGAGTTAATATTGTGGAATAACGATTACAAATTAGCTGGACAAGCTGATAAAGTATTTATAGAAACAATCAATGGAGTACGTTATGCTGAGATTGATGATTATAAAACAAACAAAGCAATAAAGAAAGCAAACTTTTTTGGTAAAATGCTAGATCCATTAGGACATCTTGATTGTTGCGTTAGTGGTAATACTAAGTTAATAACTGAAGATGGTATTGTTAAAATAAAAGATACTTTAGATATTCCGATTAAAATATGGAACGGTAACGTATGGTCAGAAGTAATCCCATTTAAAACAAAATCAAACACTACTTTGTATAGAGTATTATTTGATGATGGTAGTTATTTAGATGTTACAGATAATCATAAATTTTTAATTAAATATAGATTAGATAAAGATTTTATAGAACAAACAACACAAGATATTATAAATAAAATGAATACTACCAAGTGGTTACCTAGAGTTCCAAATTCTAATATTAAATATATTGAAAAAGGTATTGAAGTATTAGAAGCGTATGATTATGGATTTTTACTTGGTGATGGTACTGTAGGTAAGTGGAAATCAGAAATAAAAGCGGAATTATATAATAAAGATAAACAAATAAAATTCATAACTGGAGAAAAACGTAATTACAATAATCACATTATACAATATTTTGATTTAGATTATAAATTTTCTAAAGATTTAAAATATAATTATGGATTGCCAAATATTATATTTTCATGGGATAAAAAATCTATTTTAAATTTTATATCTGGATGGATTGATGCTGATGGTACTAATCAGCATTGTAAAATTAGATTATATGGAAAAGAAGATAAAATTAGAGATGCTCAACTATTATTAACAAAATGCGGAATAAAATCTAGTATAAAAATAGCAGGTTATAAAGATGATATAACTTCGGTATCTAAAAGAAAATCTGATTTATATTATTTATCTATTAGTAAAACATCAGAATTAAGTACTCAACGAGTTATTTCAAATAGTAATAATGAAAGTACAAAAAAACATAAGTGGCAATTTATAAAATCAATAACAAAATTAGAAGACTTACAAGATTCATTTTGTTTAACTGAAAAATTAAATAATCAATGTGTTTTTAATAATGTATTAACAAAACAATGTAACTATAATCATTATAGATTACAAATATCTACTTATGCGTGGATGTTAGAACAAGCTGGTTATACAATACGTAATACAGCATTTACACACTTAAATCAACAATATAAATTTGATTATATGAAACATGAAGTACAACTCATGTTAAATATTGATCCTTACTTAAAACTAATATAATGAAAAAGTGTATAGCATACAAAATGAGATGTATTAAAAAAGAATATTATAAAAAAGAATATTATAATAAAGAATATTATAGATTATATATAAACTCTAAAAAAAGAAGCAATCATAGTTTTGATATATCAGGATTGGATATAATATGTATTAAAGAAGAATATAGATTACAAATTAGATACTCTTATAGTAGAGTAATGGTATCTACTAAATTTAATAAAAAGAATTTTGATAGATTAACTCAAATATTAAACTCAGTAGATCACTCTATCGAAATATTTTGTATTGGTATGACAGATTTTTTAAATAAAATAGGTATAGATTATGACTACTATAAAAGAAAATAAACAATACGGAACTATTGTTCGTTGTGGTACTGGTGGAAATATTTCTGATTCTATTTCTGCTAAAGAAATATTTACTATACCTGAAGTATGGGGTACATCATCTATAAATCATTATAATGTTGGTGTATGGTCACCTAGTGGACCACCATGTCCAGCAGGACAAAATTGTGTTGATCAATCCTTTACTGGATCAACTTTAAATCATCCTATAGATAAATTAGCTACTATAAAACGATGGATTAAACCATCAGAGTGGAGAATGAAAGTAAATACAACTCAGGATACAAAAAAGAATATAAACAAATTAAAAAATCTAAATCACGATTTATCTCTACATAAAGAAGTAGATGAGATATTTAAAACAATAACTGATTATGATTTATTTTCTATACTGATAGAAGGATATCTAGTTAATAATAATCTTGTAGATAGATATTATAAGTCTTTATCTAGATCAAACTCAATGTATCGTAGTGGTCCCGGTTTGTATCAATTTTTAGAAGAAAGTAATATATATTCTTATAATCCGTATACAACATCTATTGTAGATAGTTTAAAAAGTTTAGAAGATATTAGAAAAAGTTTAAAAGGTATTTGGGTTACACTACCAAAGAAATCTAGTACAATTCAAATATATACCGGAGAGAATGGTATGGATCTAATAAAAAAAGGAGGTATATAACCTCCTTTTTCTTTTAACACCCTTTTTTAACTTTACCACCTTTAGACATGGTTTTTACTGGTGCTTTTGGTTTAACTGTTTTTGTTTTCATACTTGTGTTTAATTAATAATTTAATAATATCTGCGACCTTATTTGTTTCCGTATAGTATGGAAGTCTAATATCTTCGAAACTATATAGTAACTCTAAAGCAATTGGTTTCAATCTTTCGAATTCTTTATACGTAATCATTATTATCTTCTTTATTATTTTTTATTCTTATACTTATAAGACCGGATAAAACTATCAGAAAAAATCCTAATCCTATTTTATATAAATCATCTATAGAATCCACACTAGACATCCAATCGAACAAAACTAAAGGTATTACAATACCAAATAAAGAAATAATAAGACACTTTTTCTTACTCATATTGTTGTTTTTGTACGAATCCGTTTTTAATTACATACATACCATCTTCTATTTTATTTTTTTCTTCTTGAGTTAATTTACGTCTTTCTAAAGCTTCATAATATAAGATTACACCACCTTTACCAGTAGCTATTACTAAACCAGGATTCTGTGGAATAGACTCCCAACAACTTTCAATCATTTTTGTTATTTCTTCTAATGTTGGTTTCTTACTCATTTATCTGGATATTTAGCGTCCATTTCTTGGATACATCCATATGGTGATCCATTAGATATTGTTAGTATAGTAGCAAATCCATTTTCAGTTGTAATTACAGACTTATCTTCTGTAATAGATCCTGTATACTTGCTACCATAGTTACCTGTTAACTTACCTGTAGCTGGATCTAAATCTCCCCAATCACTTCTACCATTACCTATAGCTTCTACATAATACTTTTTACCTGTTCTAAGAGATACTACTATTTGTCTACCTGTTTCTTCTGAATTTATTAAGAAATCTTTTATTATATTATCCATGTTGTATTCTTCTTTATTTACTGATGTAATTAAACTATCCCAATTATCATCTACTATCTTCTGTATATCTTTGTCAAGAACTTTTTTATTCATTTAAATCTAATTCTAATTGTTTATCTAAATCTCTTATTTGTCTATCTTTTCTTTCTTTTCTACACTCCCCTATATCCCAATTATCTCTATCCCATTTTCTTTGTATATGTAATGGAGCTTCGTCTTCCCAATAATCTAATGTACCATTTCTATACATTGATAATATCTTGTGTTTATATGTATTACTCATAATTACCTATATATTTGAATCCAGTATCTTCTACAATATATCTACCATCTCTAAACATACTTTGTTCTTTAATAGTAGATGGTCTACCCATAATTTTCTCGTAGAACTTTATAGCTCCTTGTTTACCTGTATGAAGAATACCACTATTAACAGGTTTTTCTTTTATCCATATAGAGGATACTTCGTCTTCAAATTTTTTACACATAGCATAATAATCATCTAAACCTTGTTCTAAAGATTTTAGAGTATCATCTATCTTAGAATTTAATTCTTTATTCATTTTATTATTAATTTACTCTATAAGTAAAATAAAAGGTGTAAACCGCAAAATGCGATTTCATCTTTAACCCCATAACCATATGTTTTCTATAATATCTTATCAAACAGTTTACTCTTTATCATATCTTTCGACTTAGATTAGGAGGTTATCAATCGATTATCTTTTTAACGTACTACGTGTAATCATTTGATTTGAATATTATATTTAAAGTAGCATCTCATAAAATCTAACCACACCAGAATTTCTTCTCAAAGATTAGGTATAAGAATCTATACTAAAAACATAGTGCAAAGATAATAATATAAATCATATAAATAGCTAGGGTACATAAAAAAATAAAAATAAATCTTTCAAACTATGTATTAATGTTACAACCAATCAACATATATTACTCTAGCACCATTATGTTAGTAGATTTAGGGAGTGAAAATATACCCCCGGTTACTTATGTATATATATGTTTATACCCCCGTACGATTTTGTATATATTTTACTATCTCCCCCATATCAAATGTGTATATATTTGTTTATATCCCATATCGTTTTTGTGTATATATGTTTATACCCCCTACCACAACACCCCTACTAAACATTGAGATTGGAGATGATCCCCGGTCTTCGTTATTTAACCAAAAAAAATATTTTACCATGACACCAATTATTATCGAAAAAGTACAGCTGAAAGCATCCTCCGAACAATCTATCGTTGAGTTTTGCAAACAGAATAATGTGAAGCCTGTTGCTGTTATTACTACTAAACCCAATGGATATCAGGGTGTACAGTTTGTAGATCTTACCAATCCAAACGAAGGGTTTTGTGTGTTACTCGGAAATAGTACATATGCGGGTGAAACGATCAGCAGAGATTGGACAGTGTATCGCAACAAAGCAGGTATACCACGTATATCTCATGTTGCTAAGCAGCAAGTGGAGTGGGCGTAAGCTCACCCTCATAGTAGTAAGCTCTAATGTGATAACCTACACAGGTGTCGCATTAGTGCTTATTACATAAATAGATTTATTAACCTTAAATATAAATACAATGTATAATCTAGTAAATATTATTGATTTACAATTACCTAAAGCAGAACTTACTGCTATTACTAATTACATGATGGATAAAGGGTATCGTAGATTCGATGTTCTAACCAACGGATGTAGAAAATTTTACAAGTAATGAGATATATAACCAATACAATAGTAGCACTAGCAAACGTTGGTGCTATTGTTTGGTTATGTAATTGTGATTACGCTGTTATGAATACATTAGTTATACTTGGTATACTAATAGTTGATGTTGTAGCGTATGATGCTAACGAACGAGAGATAATAGGTTGAGTATCAGATAGTTATATGGTTGGTTACAGTTTGTTTTTGTTGGTTTTATTGTGCAATAAATACACATCTACTATAAAAAAACATATTTTAACCAACCATATCTATCTATATCATCTTTAGAATATAGATTTATGTTACATATTTATAGTTATACTAAGGTTGTAATTGAAGGTACAAAGTTAGTAACAAACAAAAGTAGGATAGAGAAAGCGGTTCAGCTGTACTCCTATTATAACTATATTTGTT